TTTGCGCGATAGCGGTCGTTTTCTATCACAGACCTGATTTGTGGCGGAAGAGGTGACTGAGACCAATGAGAACAGGCCGTTGGCAACTTTTGCCGATACCGCGATGGCGGCTCCACGCGCGCGGGCGCGCGCGTTACAGAGCGGCCGATCGTCGAGACGGTCGGGAACAGTCGCCTCAGTATCTCTATCGACGGCCGGAAATCGACACACCCTACCGAAGGGGGGTGTGTCGGGTGTGTAGAAACGGCGTTGTGGGTGTGTAGGCTGTGGAGAGGGGTGTGAGCGGCCGGTTTTGTAGTTTACTTCCGGCCCAAACAGGCCGAACGGGGTGTGTAGGCTGTGGACTGGGCCTCTGACGGCCGATCTCGAATATAATCATAGTAAGCGTGAGAATCGATGCCAAATTCAAGCAACGCCGACGACGATATATTCCACCGGATCGGGCTCACCCCGGTTAGCGAGTATGCCGAACGGATGCGGAACGGTGACTCGGAATGGTTGGCCGATGCGATCGAGGAGTACCTGGGGTTCCGGGTGACCTACGCACAGCGTCAGATTTGCCGGTCGCTGTGCGAGAACACGAAAACGCTGGTAATGACCGGCAACTCGTTGGGTAAGTCGTACATCCTGGCGGCGATCATCAACGTGTGGCAAACGGTTTGCTACTCGGCGATCACGATAGCGACGTCGGCGACCTACCAGAAGCTCAAGCGGACACTCTGCCGACCGGTCGAGAACTTACACTCAAACGCTTTAGGTGGCATCGGTCTCCCCGGCGAGTACAAGCAACAGCCCCCGCGACTGGACTACGAGAACGACCCCGAGCATTACTTCGAGGCGGCGAGCCCGAAGGACTCGGGCGAGTTAGAGGGGGCGCACGCCCGCTACACGCTTGGGTTGATCGAAGAGGCGGACAAGGAGGGGGTCGACGAGGAGTTGGTCGACGCCATGAACTCGCTCCTCTCCGACGATCGGGATCGCCTGATCATGATCGCCAACCCCCCGGACCCGGGGACGGCGAACGTGGTCGAGCCCCGTTTGGGCGAGTCGAGCCCGTGGAACGTGATACGGCTCTCGTCGTTCGAGAGCCACAACGTTCGCGTCGAACTCGGCAAAGAGGACGGGCCGATGATCGACGGGTTGGCTACCTTGGATAAGATCAAAGACGACTGGAACGAATACAACGGCGTCCCGTGGCCTGGCGTCGAGGCCGCTCGAACGAGCCACACGGACGAAACCCTCGATAAGCGGTGGTTCAAACGCCGCCTCGGTCGGATACCCCCGACGGGCGCGACGGTCCACCGGCCGATCTATCCGGGGACGGTCGATCTGGCGTCGTTCTCGAAAGAGGACTGGGCGCGTCGGTCGCGAAAGGGCGCGACCCGGCAACCACAGGGGCTCGGACTCGACGTTGCCCGGACGGGCGGGGACTCGTGTGCTCTCGTGGGGATCTTTGGCGACGAGATACGGGTGCTCGACGTTTGGACGGGGACCGATCACGTCTACAACGAGCGCCACGTTCGGGAGCTACTGTGTCCGTCGTGGGACTGTCCGTTTGCGATCGACTCGACACCGGAGGGATCGGGCCTCTCCGATCGGATCGATCGGTGGTATCCGGTTCGGCGTCGGTTCATGGCCGGTCGAAAGGCGGTCCAGGGGATGTCGTATTACGACTACTGGGCCGAAGGGTTGCACGCGCTCGGTCACGTCCTTGAGGACGGCGCACGGTTTTGCGATAGTCGGCTCCGAGAGGAGTTAGAGGCGGCCGCCGCGGTCGTCGAATACGAAGAGAAACACTACGCGAGCAGGGGACCGCGGGGCGCTGATGTCTATAAGGCGACCCCGAAATCGGAGATAAAGGAGAAGATCGACCGGAGCCCGGACGTGCTCGACGCGGCAATGCAAGCGGCCTGGGCGAAAGAGGTCGGTAGCAAACAGATCGCCGCGGATCACACGGCGGGACCGAGCGGTGGTGTCGGGTTCAATGTCTCGACGCACTGATCGTCCGTCCTACGGCGTACACTGGCGCTGAGAGCGGCCGGAGTGTCCGGTCGGGCGAAGGTCCTCGGACGAACAGAACACGGCAGCAAGCGGCATTGAGGCGGCGCAGATCGGCTTACAGGATACAACACAATGGCTAACAACGTCAACGGCGCGCTGACTGACTACGGTGAGGAATTGGTTGAAAAGAGCTTCTTTAACTCGAACTACACCCGGGTATCGACGGCGACCATTTCGATGTTCAACGCGAGCAGCGATACGGTCGACGAGAACACCCAGGACAAGTCGTCGCTCTCGACGGCTCAGACGTCGATCGAACAGGTCGTGAACCTGGTTGACGGCGACGGGTCGGTCGACGGGTCGGGTGATGCGTCCTCGGTTGATGTTAACGCATCCGGCGATACGATCCGGGCAACGTTCAACGTCCGATTCGACGTCTCGGGGATCACGTCCTCGACGGTCGTCGATCACTTCTACATGACGGCTACCTTTACCTCGGACGTCGCGGGGGCTCAGGGGTCGGCGAACGAGAACCTGATCGCGGTCGGGACGCTCGGTGGCTCTCGCGACCTCTCCGAGAACGACACTGTGGACGTCACTGTCCACCTCGAACTACAGTAAGTCCATACCGGGCTGTTGCCCGGTCATGGCTCACAGATCACTATCATTTCGGTACTCAAGCGGTTACATCAATGACTGAGCAAGCAACGTTCCACGGCGGTCGGTATCCCGTTCCTGAGAACGAGGACGATTTCGGTCCTCCGGTCTCGGGAACCGGCCCGTACTCCTACAATTCGGAAATGAACTGGGGGGACGCTTACCAAACCCTCGTTCAACACCTCGATGAGGATGTCGCTAAGGACGGGCCGATCGCCGATCGACCCTCTCCCGGTGCGGGTCTCAAGTGGTATTACGCCACGGACGAAGTAACGTTGTACTACGCGACCGGTTCCTCGTGGATCGTGGTCGCGAACGGGGGCGGCGGGGGTAGCGGCGGCGCTCCCCTCATGGCGGACGTGTTTGTGTACGACGATTCGGGGACGATCACGGTGGTCGAGCGGGGAACAGCGGACCCTATCGCGACCGGGGACGCGACCGCACAGACGTCGGCCCGTCAGACGCTTCAAACCGCTATCGACTCGACTCCGAATCATGGCGACCTGTACGTCCAGGGCGACTATTCGATCGACACGACCCCGCTCACACTCGGCGGGAACAAGACCCTCCGCGGCGACGCGACGCTTCGACAGCCGAACGCCGACAACGACCTGATTCACATTCGGGGGACGGTCGGGAGCTATCAGACGCTCAATTCGGACGTTACGGCCGGTAGTGGGGTGATCCCGGTTCCCGATCCGTCCGTATTTGGCGAGGGCGACCTGATCGAAATATCGAAACAGGTCTCGGTGTCTCCGTCAGACAGTGATAACCACGGCGAAATAGAGCGGGTCGAGTCCGCGGATGCCTCGTCTGTGTACGTCAACGGGCCGTTGCTTGAGGGCTACCCGACGGCGGACGGCGCTCGGGTTCGGCCGATCACCCCGGAGTCGGCGCGGATCATCGGGCTTCGGATGATCGGGCCGAGCGGGAATCAGCTTAGCGGTGGGATCGACGCCGAGTATTGCACGAACACGGTCATAAAGGACGTCGACATAAAGTACTTCGATAACTTCGGTGTCCGGTTTGATAGCTGCTACAACTCGCGCTTGAGCGAGTTTAGAGTCGAACACGCTCAGAGAGACCGGGACGGCGGCGACACCGGGTACGGAGTGTGGTACGCTGGCGGATCTAACATCATCGAGATTTCACATGGAAAAATCTCGGGATGTCGCCACGCGACCGCCGGTACGGGCGGTGACGGCGCGCATGGCAAGGCGATCAGGGTGATCAACGTCGACGCCCGACAGCCAGAGGATAAGACGGTCGCGAACCACCTTTACGACTCGCACACGGGCGTCTATGAGCTATCGTTCATCGATTGTACCGCCGAACTCGTTGCCGACTACGACATTGCTTTCGTTTCGGGGGCTCGACGGACGATCATTAAGGGGTGCGAGGTAAAGGGTAAGGAGTTCGATACTGGGAACGGCGCGACGCACTTCTATGAGCCACGAGGTGATATGCAAGGCTGTACGCTGATTGCGGAGGATAATTTCGCAAGGGGTATTCGAGGCTTCCGCCTGAATAGTTCTGTCCAGTACGATCTCGTACGACTATCGGGTAACGTATTCGTCGACGGTGACTTTATGTTTGACCACACGTCGGGGATACAGGTCGATCAGGTCGAGATCACTGAGAACGTCTCACGGGGTGCGGACGATTCCGTTATCGAGGTCACAGGCGATACGCGCGGACTCTACCAGAACAACACGGTCATTAATTGCGAGGACTACCCGTTTGTATTCACGGACTGTACCGACCTCGTTATCGAAGGGAATACCTTTCGGGCGAGTAGCAACGACGCCGGGATCTTTCTGGACGGTTCGGGGACGGACCCGACGGGTGTTACGGCGAGTTACATTGCTCGTAACGTTGCTATCCCCGGTTCGACCGGGAACGGTCGGATCGTGTTCGAGAACATCGGTTCGGGGAACCGCTATGTAGCGAACGAGGGGTACTTCGTTATTGACGGGTCGGACCAACAGGCAGGCGCTCAGTTTCGCGGGACGTCGGAGCCGAGTGACTGGAAAGACGGAGACATTTGGTTCGATACGTCGTAATGCCGATCAACCATAATAACGGGGGTTCAACTCAGCAGGTGACCCCGTACGTGCGGAAGAGCGGCCAACCTGTCGAGCCGGACGTCTATGTACGGAAGAACGGATCGGCTGTCCTGGTTCATGACTCGTCGGGGTCGAATTGGTCGACACTGAGCAGTTTCGAGTCCGATCCCGTTACAAGCGGGTATGAGGGCGAGACATCCGACTTTACCGAACACACGTCGAACCCGATCGCTGGCTCCCAGTCGATCGAGGGAACCAGCAGCGCCGATTGGATCGCCACGACGGACATCCCGACCCCCCGGACGGACTCGAACGGGAACCCGGTCGAGTATCGTCTTGCGAGCCGGATGGACATCGACGAAACGATGATCCCCCGGGTGTGCGTTCAGGACCCATCGTCGGGCGACGGTGGGTATACGAACCACTACGCGCTCCGGTTCACTACGGGCGATAACTTTCAGCTACAGATGCGTGACGGCAGCACGAGCACGTCAGTTATCGCCGGGAAGGACTTAGATCAGAACCCATCGGAGGGTGATGAGTACGTACTCGGTATCCGGTTGGATAGCAGTGATATAACCGGGCTGCTGTACGAGCACGCTGGCAACGGCGACGCTGGCGCTAAGATAGATCAGATTACCACGACGAACACGACGCACAGTGGCGGGTACTTTGGCCTCGCTACCGGTAACTCGGCTGGCTCGGTGGCCGATGAACTTCGATGGAACGGGTAGGACCGGTTTCGGTTACTTACGATGGACTCTGACAATGGCGGCGAGGCGAATGGACCGGTTACCACAGCGGCAGCGTCGAGTGTAGTAGCTTCGGCGACTATCGACTCGGGTTCGTCCGGTTCGACCTACCCGCTTGTTACGGACGATTCGTTCGGCTCCGTCCCGTTCGCGACCGGTCCATTCGGCGGCTACAAGTCGGCGGGTTCGACCACCGGCTTCGGGACGATCAGGTCGGACGAGACGGCGACGGCGAGCGGTTCCTCATCGATAGAGGCGACGGCGACGATACAGTCGGGCGAGTCGGTGTCGACCTCTGGCGGAATCGTCGCTACCAGCACCCCGGCGGTCTCGACGGGTTCGGCAACGGCGATCGAGGCCCAGGTCTCGGCGCTCACGTTCGTTCCGATCGGGAGCGCGTCGGAGAGCGCGGCGAGCTATACGGCTACGGCGGCCGGCTCGGCAGCGGCGGGAAGCGCGGCGTCGGCGTCCTCGTCCGGGTCGGTGACCGAGACCGCTCCCGCGGCGATCGGGACCGATACGGCGGTGTCGGCAGAGTATGCCGGTTCGACGGCAGCGGTGCCTCGTATCGGTTCGGGCTCGGCGGCGACGTCGAGCGGTACCGTTCGGCCGGTCGCGAGCGCGGCGGCCGATTCGGGAAGCACAGTTGCTACCGAAGCCGCCTCGTCGCTGCTGGCTCCGGTTACATCGGGGACCGGTGCGTCGGGGGCTATCAGCGCCACACGTCGGATCACGGCGAGCGAGAGCGCTGGTTCTGCCGGGACCGGTGTTGGGACGTACCGGTCGACGTTAGCGGCTCAGGCGGCCGCTCAGTCGGCGGCCTCGACCTCGTTGTACCGGTACGGGACAGCATCGGCGGCGGGGACGGTCGGGTCGAGCAGTACGGCCCGCCCTACCTTTACTGATATTATCGCTGTCCTCAAGACCGGTGGGAGCAGTGCGTCGGCGTCGACATCGGGATCGTCCGTGTTGGTGTCGACCACCGCCGGTCTGTCGGACTCGACGGCCGATCTCGCGTCGAGTGTTGGTTTCCCCGCATCCGCGGCGGCCCGATCAGGGGCAAGCGCGGCGACGACGGCGGCAAGCTCACTATCGGCGGCCCCGACTATCCCCACGCGCGTAGATGGGGTATCGGATTTCCGGGCTCATGTACCCGCCTCAGCATCCGCACAGTCCGATGGAACACTTACCGTAACCCATGCGCGGTCGAGACTCGAAAACGCCACAGCGCTACAGTCAGCGGCTCTCAGTGAGACGGCAACGACGGCGGCGCTAACGGCGTTGTCTACCGCCGGCTCTCGCGCATCCGTCGAGACCGCCGATGGCATCACGGTGACGGCGATCGGCGGGGTCGGGTCTGACTCGATCGCCACTCCGTTCGGTCGGTCGGCGTTGACCGCGGCCACGGCGATCGGAAGCGATCACATACCGTCGATCGATGCCCGTGTAGCGACAAGCGGCTCGGCAGCGGTCGGGTCGGATAGCGGGGTCGATCTCTATCGACGCGGGTCGATCGGTGGTCGGTCGGCGATCACGTCGGCGGCGGCGTCGGCGGTATCCATGCTTGTCTCTCTGAGCGCCACACAGGCGCTTGGATCGGATGCATGGATCTCCGAGTCCACTGGGTCGTCGGCATTGGTCGCCCGCTCTCGTAGCGCCTCACAGGCTCTCACAGAGACCGAGTTCATTGCGGCGGTCATAGGGGCCGGGCCACTGGCAACGGCAGCGTCGACATCGGTTACTCGACGGTCGGATCTCACCGCATCGTCGTTGCTCCCAAGCGGGGCTACAGCCTCGTCGAGCGGCCGGAGTTCGATCGTTGGCGCGGGTGCGATCGGTACAACCGCCCGGTCGGATCTACTCCGGTCGATTTCGTTCGAGCCCTCGAACCGCGTTCGGTCGACGACGACCGTTCTGGTATCGGATGCCAGAGGGTTTACTGTCGTTCAACGGATCGATTCGTCGACGACCACGGATACGATCGGGGCATGGTCCCCAGTAACGGCCTCACGGACGAATACGGCCACCACAACGGATTCCGAATCGATCACGACGTTCACCCCATCGGTGTCGATCGAGAGCCTTACAACGGCGCTCTCGACGTTCGGGTCGACGTTCGACGCTGCTGTCCTAACCAAGACAGACTTTGAGACGTTCGCCTCGTCCCCGAGTGACGTAATTGAGGAATTCGCGACGACCGTCCGGGTACCGGTTTCGATCGAGGCGGAGGTCGATATGGGGGTCGTGGTCGAGGCGATCGTCGGCGTCATGAGCGCCGAGACGTCCTACTACTACCCCGATGCGAAGCGGTACTACGATACCGTTTCCCTCCGTGCGTCTCGGTCGGTCGAGTCAACTCTTAAGGCGAGCCGAGACCTTGAAACGAACGTCGACGCCGGCATTTAGCCGAATTAGTCACTACCATGAATCAGACCACTATCGACGGGGAATATATCGGCTATCGACATACGTACGGCGAACATGGACCGGTAGTCCTGATCCACGGTAACGCATCGTCGGGCGACAGTTGGTGGTCCACGCAGGACGCGCTTTCCCCGACCTACGAGACCTACGCGCTCGACCTTCCCGGGTCGGGCGGGTCGTCGTACCACCACCGTATCGAGAGCCTTCGCTCCCTCGGGGGTATGGTTGCCGAGTTTGTCGGTGAAATCGGCAAGCGCTGCTCCCTGTGGGGGTGGTCGGCGGGTTGTGGGGTCGGTCTCCATGCCGCCGCCCAAAGCGATCAGATCGACCGGATGATCCTGATGGGTCCCCACGGCCCTGATGGATATGGCATTACGCCGTTCAACGCATACCGGTTGCTCGTTTCGTCGGTCCTCGATCCCGATTTCACCGAGTTCTACCGGTCGGGGTGGGAGAACGAGAATACCGCCGAGATAACTCAGAGCGTCCTCGATTTTGAAATGCCAACCAACCTCCGGGGACAAAGTACGTTGGTCCTTCGGGGCTCGAACGACGCTATCTCGACGGATCGGATGGCCGACGAAATGGTCGAGGCGATCAGGAACCGCGGTGGCTTATCCGACAAGATCGAGATCCCGGGAGCCGGCCACAGCCCGCACACCGAGAACATGGATCGGACCCTTGAGGCCGTAACGAACTACCTGAGTAAATTCCGCCGATGACTGTCTCTCAGCAAAACATCGAAATGGTTAGCGGGGACAGTCGTCGGATACATATCAACGGCGTGCGGGATCAGGACGCCCGCTACGACGACAGTGTGGTCGACCTCGTGGGAGCACAACTCCGATGGGGTGTTCTCGACCGGAAGGGGGGCGACGTCCTCCTTACGAAACGGACGGAGAACGCGGGGGGCGCACGGGCCGAAATAAACGTCGTCGACCCGAAGGACGGGGAGGTATACATCTACCTTGATCCGTCGGATACCGAGACTATGGCTGGTCGGTACTACCACGAGCTTGAAATGGAGGACGTTTCAGGCATGGTATCGACTCTCATGAACGGCTACCTCGATATTGCCCGTGACTCGATCTGATCGGTCACGGACCAACAGCGGGCGGTCACGATAACGATCACGATCATCATGGTACTTACTACCGAGAGCGGTGGGAAGTGTTCGGTGTGCGGGGCGTCCCTGAGCGAAGGGATCGAACTACAGCGCGGCGTTTGCAACGCCTGTTTCAAGGGGGAGAAATCGGGCGGGCGTAGTGTCGAGAAGTAACTAACGGGAACGAAACTGAGTTTATGAGCGATACTAACGGGGACCAAGAGACGCGCTCAGGCCGGCCGGAGACGCAAATCAACGTCTCTATGCCGGATGGGGAGGGCGTACCCGCCGACGAACTCGATGAGCCGACCGATGCCTGGGCGAAGGCCGACGCGACCCAACAGCAGGGCGACGACAATTTCGAGTACGGCAGCGGGTCCGAAGAGTACAACCTGATCAAACCGCCGTACAACCCGTCCCGGCTCGCAATGCTCTCGGAGCGGTCGGAGACCCATGCGGCCTGTCTATCCGCAAAGGCGCGGTGGGTTGCCGGCTTTGGTCTCGAACTCGAACAGCATGAGATTTCGCGGGCCGGCGAGGGCGAGAATACCGACGACGGCGAGGAACCCCCCGGCAAAGACGCTGTGTGGGAATTTTGGTTCGGGTCCGAGACTGACTTTCAGTTGGGGCCGTCGGATATGGCCTACGCGACCGCGAACGAAGTACTCGAAAACGCTTGGTACGACTATGAGAGCGTCGGGTGGTATGCAATAGAGATCCTGTGCAACCCCGATACCGGCGAGCCGAACGGGCTCGCCCATGTCCCCGCGCATACGATCCGTATGCGCGACGACGGCAAGGGGTTCGTCCAGCATCCGAACGACACCGACGAGGTACACTTCGCGGCGGCCGGGATGCGATACGGCGAAGATAAGGAGTTCGTTGACGCTCAGACCGGGCGCGTCCACGAGACCGCGACCGAGCCGGACGAGATAGCGAACGAACTGATCGTCCAGCGGAATTACTCGGCGACGTCGACGCGGTATGGAACCCCCGACGTGGTTCCCGCCTTGCAAACAATCGAGGGCGACATTGCCGCTCGACAGTACAACACCTCGTTTTTCGAGAACGAGGCTGTTCCCCGGTTCGCTGTTATAATCGAGGGTGCGGAGCTACCGGATAAAATCCGCAAGGAGCTTAAAAAGAGCTTCAAGTCCCAACTAAAGGGGGCCGAAGAGAGCCACCGGACGATCGTTCTCGACGTCGTAAACGAGTTCGCTGCGGACCCCGAGACGGGCGAGAGCGCGTCGGACATCAACGTTCGGCTCGAACCCCTCACTGTCGGTGTCGAAGAGGATGCTTCGTTTGTGGAGTTCCGTCGTGAAAACAAGAAGGACATCCGGCAGGCGCACGATGTCCCGCCGATCATTATCGGCGACGATGAGGACATTAACCACAACAGCGCCAAAACCCAACGGCGCAACTTCGCTGAGGAGACCGTTCAACGGAAGCAAGAACTGTTCGCGGCCCGCCTGTATAAGATAATCAACGCGACGGCGCTCGCCGAAACGAAGGACGAGGACGCTTCGAACTGGACGCTCTCGTTCCAACTTCGTGGTGTGCGTGATCAGGAACTTGAAGCGGACGTCGCTAAGAAGCGCGTCAACGGATCGCACGGCGCGCTCACTATCAACGAGGTCCGTGAGGAGTTCGACTACGGGCCGTTGTCGGACGATGAGGGCGATCCGGTCGACGACGGCGATACGCTCGCCGCCGCGCTCATGAATCCCAAAGCGCCCGGTCTACGCGGGTTGGGTGACCCGGACGTCCCGCCGACCCCGACCGCACCCGGTCAGGTGTCGGGGTGGGACCCCGAGGACGGCCGTGTCCCGGCCCGGTCACCAATGATCGAGACTGTGTGGGACGTTCCGATTACCGACCTGGACGGAATCGACTCGATCGAGACGGACAAGGCAGATCCCCGTCTTGTGTCAACGGATAGCGAAGAGGATCAGTTGGCCGATACGGTCACGGACGTACTGACCGAGGCCCGGGACCGAATGGTCGACCGGATGCAAGCCGAGATCGGCGGCTCGCGAGGATCGTATGGTCGCTCGTTCGACCCGATCGAGGACAGCAAAGCGGCCGACAGACAAACCGACCGGTTAGCGAGCCGGGTTGCCGATGCAATGCGTATGGTCATATCGGAGTTCATCCCGAACTCCGGCGTGGCGAGCAAGGTCGAGCCGGTATTCGAGGCGGTGATCCAACAGGCTCTCGATACGATCTCACAGCCCAACCATGAGCCACAGATAACGACGTCCTACGGCGTCGGAGATCGGCAGGCCGCCGAGTTCGCGGCTAACTCGACGGAAAATGAGGTCAAAGACGCGGCCGATGGGATGTTCAAACAGATCCGCAAGCAAACCCGGGCCGGGCTCGAACAGGGGCTTGGATACAAGCGGATCGCCGAGAACATTCGCGAGGAGATCGGCGACGACGTGATCGAAGCCCGGGCCGACCTGATCGCACGCATGGAGGCTCAGAAGGCCACGAACCGGGCGAAGCTCCGGTCGTATGAGTCCTCTGACGTCGTGACCGGCATAACGGTGATCAACACTTGTGGACCCCAAACGACGCCACTGTGTAGACATCTGAGTGGATGCGGACCCCACTCGCGTAAGGCGGCGTACTTCGATCATCCCGACGGTAAGACGATCGATGAGCAGCTTGAGGAGCAGGTCCCCGACCGGACCCTCATACAAGGGTTTTCGCTACAGTCGCCGCCGTACCACTACGGATGTCGGTCGGGGATAGTCAGTCTGACCGACGACCCACCGTGGGAGCGCGACGTATGATCGGCCCGGAAGGACCGGACCACGACCGGCGATACATGGCGAGGTACAACTACTGATGGCAAGTATTCACACACCCACGTACGACGGCCTCTCCGAGTCGGGCGAGTGGTCGCGGCCCTCGAAAGGGTCGTTCGACACCGACGACCTCGGGGAGATAGCACAGCATTTCATCGTCTCGATGTCGGGCTTCCCGCCTGACACCTACGGCGATCTCAAGTTACCGGTCGTCGATACCGAGGGTAACCTTCGTTGGGGCGCTCTCGATTCGGCGTGGAAAACCGCCGCCTCGACGGACGGGCTCTCCGACGATCAGGTCGAGACGGTCAAAACCAAGGTCAATAACCTTGCAAAAGAGCACTTTGATCACGACTTTACCAAGGTCGAGCGAGACTTTGGCAAGGTCGCGACGTTCAAGGGTATTGATGAGGACAAGCGCCTCGCGACCGGTGTCGTGTTGGTTCCCTCGGAGGTCGATCATCAAGGCGACTGGGTAGAACCGGAGACGATCGAGGGGTTCTCCCGCGATTTCATGCGGAGGATGCAAACCGGGGACGAGACCCACCGTGGCGGGGGTCTGATGCACGCGGCGTTCCCGGGACCCACCGAGATTAGCCTGTTCGAGAATAGAGTCCTCGATAAGGAGACGACGATCGAGGGCGAGGAGTACCCGGCCGGCACCTGGGTACAAACCTGGCATATCGAGGACGATGATCTCTGGGAACTGGTAAAGGACGGTGTTATCAGTGGGTACTCGATCGGCGGCCGTGTTCGCGATGGAATGGCCGTCGAGTACTCCGACCTCCCTGATCACGTCACTGTTCCCGACGCGGTAACGATCGACAAGGGCGACGGGGACGGCGAACCGGATCTCCTCCGTCGTGTTGACGGCGGTCGGATTAACGAGGTGTCGTTCGTCGATATGCCCGCTGTCCCGCGGGCTCAAATCAGGTCTACCAAAGCGGCCGATGACCATTTACTCAAAGCCAACCCGGACTTAACGGTCGGGCAACAGGTTTGCGAGGATGTTATGGTAGACCGGGGCCACGACAAGGAGGACGCTAAGCGTGCTTGTCGTGTGATTCAGCGGTTCTCCGGCGACGATCCGGGCGACGACGAACCGGACGGTGACGGTCCTGCTGATCAGGACACCGAGGCCGGCGAGGCCCAGTATAGTGACAGCAAACAACGCCCGGATGAGGGCGCGACCGAATCGACAGAGGGTGTCAGTGATCCGTCGGACGGAGATACCGGCGGTGAGACGTCCTCTGACACGGATTCGGAACCTGGTATCGTCTCGCGTTTCAAGTCGCGACTGTTCGGCGGGGGTCCCGCCGAACAATCGAGCGAGAAAGACGCCGAGACCGGCCAGGATGAGATAAAAAGCGTACTTAAGACCATGACTGACAACAGCGACTACGATGCGGACGATCTGATCGAGCGTATGGACTCGCTCGTTGAATCGAACAAGGAACTTAGCGAGTCGGTTTCGGAGATCGCCGATGCGGGCGACGGCGAAGGCGAGACCGAAGAGGCCGGCAAGGCCGGCGAAGGCGGCGAGAGCGACGAGCCCGATTTTGAGCCGGCCGACGCCGACGACGTGGCCGAACTCAATCAGAAGGTCGACACTATCGCCGAGGCGATCGTGAGCCTCGACGAGAAGTTTGAGTCGGCCCCTGATGCCGGCGAAGAGGCCGGCGACGGCGAGACCGGCGAAGAGAAGGACGCCGACGGTGAGGGCGAGGGCGAGTCCGATCAGGATCTCGAACAGAAGGTAGACGAACTACAGTCGGAGTTAGAAGAGATCCACTCGCAGCGCGGGACGTCCAAGCAGGGCGACCCCGGACAGACTGAGGGTGGCGACTCGATGGGCGAGCGGACGGCCGTGAAGCTCGGACTGTAACGCGGTTACGAACATTTGCGGTGTTACTCCGGTCGTTGATGGCCTGAGTGACAACTATTACCATAGATCAATGAGCGCACACGCACGCGGTCGAGGACGGAGCACCAACCAGAAAGCACTCGAAAAGGTCAGTACTGACGACCTGAGCCCTGGGGGTATCCTCCCCCGTGATATGTGGGAGGAGTTCTACACCCAGGTTACGGAGAGCAGCGACCTGCTCTCTATGGTCCGTACCGAGGAGATCGGCCGGAAATCGACCCGGATTCCGAAACTCCTCATCGGTGAGCGGAAGCGGCAGGGCCAGGACGAGGGTACGAAAACGGACAAGGCCAGCGTATCGACGGACTACGTTGACATCGACGCCGAGAAGGGCGCTGTCTACTGGGATCTGACCAAGGAGACGGTCGAGAATAACCCCGAGCGGGAGCAACTGGCGTCGCGGGTCATGAACCTCATGACCAACCAGTTTTCCGCCGACACCCAGGACCTTGCGATCAATGGCGACGAGAGCGCGACCGGGTGGGTCACCCAGAACACGGGCTACCTCGCACTGGCGGATCAGCAGGGCGCGGCCACGTACTACCACGACTCGGCGGGAGACGGGACCGGGACCGCTCAGGCGATCGATAACACCATGTTCCACAACATGATCCAGTCGATGCCTAACAAGTTCCTTGAGCGGACCACGCCCCGGTTCCTCATGAACAAGAACCAGCTACAGGAATACCGCCACTTCCTGACTGGCGAATACAGCGACGCCAGTTTCTCGGTTCTGATGTCGGATAACGAGCTTACCCCGTTCAACTACGACGTGGTGGGCCTCGCGAACTTCCCGGCCAACCGGGCCATGTTCACGGACACGGAGAACCTGATCTACGCTCTCTTCCGCGAGACGGAGATCGAGGTCCTGCAAGAGTCCGACGACATCTTGGAAGAGGACCTGTACCGGAAGTACGGTATCCGGGCGGTCGACGACTTTGCGATCGAGGATGCCGACGCTATGGTCGTCGCCGACGGCCTTCAAGAGCCCGCGGTCTCGCCGTAACTGACATCCCATGAGTGACCGAACTGAAACAATTAAGCTCGTTCCGAAGCGTAGTGGCGGTTCGGTCCCGGCGGCGTTCCATAGTGGATCGGGTGTCAGTCTCACCCGTACGGATCGAACGGCAACAGTCGCGGCCGATGTTGCTGATCGTCTCGTCGAGTCCGATGCCCCGGTCGAGTACGCCGGGGAGGATGAGACTGTCCCGCCGATCGATAAGGGCGGGGACATTCTTGGAATCCACCCGGACTCCGACGGGGCCGATCAGGCCGACACGGCCGCAGAGAGCGAAGCCATCACGTCCGACGATGTTCTCCCCGAGCCGGATCAGGACGCCGCTCACAGCGACGAGAGCGACGCACAGAATACGTCTCGTCCCGACCCGGCCACGGCGGCCGACGGACGGGACGAACAGGATGAGGCCGACGTCGAGGAGAGCGGCGACGTGATCGACCCGTTCAATTACACCGTCTCCGAAATGGAGAATAAGGTCGAAGAGATCGACTCGGTGGATCGCCTCGATGCGATCGCCGACAAAGAGGGCTCGCCCGATCAGGATGGCCGTAAGGGCATCCATCGGGCGGTTGATGAGCGACGCATGGCGATCGAGAACGGGTCGGGGGCTTAACATGGCCCCAACTACGCACACGATCGACGCGGCAACGTGGGACTCGACCGAGGCTCGCGCTGTATGGACGGGAGAGCAGCGTCACCCGGCGTACGTTCGCGTCAAAAACGACCTCGATGTATCGGTGACTGTCTATGTCGATCGGACAGACGGGTCCGATGTAAACTACGACTGGCTCGAAGAGGATACGTCAGGTTTGGGCGTCGATAGTGCAACCGTCAGGACGTTCACGGTCGAGACGGAACCAGCCGATCGGCTCCGCGTACGGGTCGTTCCCGATACGTCGCCGAACAGCGGGTCGGTGTCCGTTCGATCGGGTACCGGTCGACTGACGGTCAACGATCACGGCTCAGAGGTCTAATATGCCGGAATTTCCGAACTACGACCCGAAATACCTCAGAGACGACGACTACCCGCCGATCTCAAAGGAGATTATGGCGGACTTTACGGACAAGGAAACGGGTCGAGCGGTTCGTGCGGCGGAAAACCGGCTTGAGGCCGAAGTGAACGACGGGTCCGAAATACTGACCGGCGATCGACGGCGGTTGCACTCCGAGGCGGTCTCGGTGTATGCCGCGTATCGGCTGTCCCGGTCCCCGGCCGCTCCCCAGAGTATGAGTGGTGGGCAATGGGCCGACGACGGCTCCGATCGGGTATCCGTTCACAACGACCTCATGGAGGAGTTCAACGATCTTGTCGACCTGATCAACTCCATGCCGGCCGACGGCGAGGACGATGCTGTCGACGACGGTCCTTCCCAGGACGTTACAATGGAGGTAGTCTAAGTCATGAGCACGCGACTACGGTTCGAGCCCGAACAGTACCATGTGTTCGTTGACCCCGAGACCGGCGAGCGGTACGACGGATCGGGCGTATACGCCGTAGACGATGATCGTGCTCCTGAGTATGTCGACGCAACTCGGGGTGGGTGGTCGTACGTAAACGACGACGTTAACGACGGTGTTAACGACTCTGATGTCGAGAGCAAGCTGGACACTTTCGTCGAGCAGCATAACGACCACCACTTCTCTATCAACGACGGTATTGCGGAAGGGGAGATCGACGAGCACCTTTCCGAAATGTACGAACGGGAACTCAGTCGGGACGCTAACACCGGCCCCCGGTCGTCGATCCTTATCGCGCTCGAACGGCGAGCCGAAGAGATCGACCGTGAGGTCGAGTTCCCCGGCGAGGACCTAACGATCGACGACGTGTGAGCCCGGCGTCCCGGTGTTCGGGCGAGAGGAGAACACAGGTATGGCTAACGGACTTGAGATCGACGGGTTCGACGACCTCGCCTCGCGAGCCGAGGCCTTGCAAGAGGCGTTCGGGACCGCGGCCGAACGAGTCGACAGCGGCGGCCCGACCGATCGGGCAACCGAGCGGACAGCACGGCGTATATCGACAACGGCGTCGATTAACGCGCCGAAGGACACCGGTCGGTTGGCGAACGCTATCCATGTCGAAAAGCAAGCCGACGGGGTGTGGTTGGTCGTCGTTGGTGTCGACTATGGCGCGGACGTCGAGTACGGAACTGCGGCCGAATACATCTACCCGGACGAGGCCGATGCCCTTCGGTTCGAGGTCGATGGGGAGATTGTATTCGCCGCTCGGGTCGAGGCCGCACCCGCACAGCCGTACCTCCGGCCGGCGATCGAGGAACACCGACAAGAGTTCCCAGAAGAGGTCGTCTCTGAGATCCGGTCGGTGATCGATGAGGAGCTTGCTGCTGTCGGGGTTGACATCTAAATGACTGACAAGAAAGAAGTTCTCGAAGCGCTCGAACACGCTTTTGAGAACGACGCGGGGCTCGACCAATTCGAGGGTGTCCACACACAGTCCTTAGACCTACAGTCGACCGATCGCACGGTTTCGTTCCCGGCATTAGAGGTAAAGATCGTCGGGGACCCTCGGGTCGATGAGCAACCCGGGTTCGTCCGTTACGTTCGCGACGAGGATAACTCGGCGATCGGGGTGATCTTAGAGTGGACCTTTGAGGCTCGCATAGAGGTCTCTGTGTGGATTCCGCGCGCCGACCGGAGCTACAACGTACACTCGCTCGGAGCCGATCTCAAGCTGGCTCTCGGTCGCTACGACGACCTCGTGTACGACGACATCCTCCTTTCGCCGGACGGTGAGGCGATCGAGGAAATATCGTCGTTCCGGGTCGGCGACGGTCGGCCTGATAACAGGCGTGGCGGGAGCGGCGGTCTGATGGACGTTTGGCGACAGACCGTCTATGTCGAATACGCACAGCGTGTGAACACGGTCGAGCGCTACGGTCCCTTCCCGGTGATCGAGGTCGTTCGGACACCCGATTCGACGACAGTTGTAGCGGAACAGGACGGCGAACGACAACGGATCAAAGCCCTACCGACTGGGTTTTGAGCGCCCACCTGAGCGTCGCGGTTATCAGGCCCCTTAGAACACTTCATGACCACGACAGTATTCGGAGACCTTCCCGGCGTTCGCGCCGAACTTCGATCCGGTGTCCTCACGAACTTCATTGTGGGCTATGCACAGACCCACATCCTGATCGGCCGAATGGACCCCGCCGAAGGCAGCGCGTCGCCGAACGAGGTTGAACAGATCGAGAACACGGCTCAGGCGACCGATGCGTTCGGCGAGGGATCGGACCTCGCCGGGGCGATCGCCGGGGCGTTCGAGAACGGCTCGAACTACCAGTTTACCCACGGGATCGCACCCGAAGAGGTGACCGTCTCGCCGGCCGAAACGTTAGCCGGCGGGTCGGGACAGCTACAGCAGGGCCAAGAGATCGTCGAGGACGAATCGACGATCACGGCGACGAACACGGTCACGGGCAACGACTGGGACGTTAATTTCGTCTACGAGAGCCCCCCTCCCGAACCCCAACTCAGCGAGACGCTTTCGGTCAACGCACAGAGTCGAGAGGTCGAGTCGGGGACGGAAGACGACTTTAACATCGAGTACGCCTATCTCGACTGGGAACGGGCGGCTCAGCAGGTCGACAAGGCCTTCGCGCACCACTCGACGGGCGTCATTACCGCGGTTACTGAGTCCGAAGCGGTCGCTCAGATCGGGGATAACACCGTCGACCGGCTTCGCCCGACCTACAAACTCGTTCGGTGGGTGCAAGGAGCACAGCCGAACGCGACGGACAGCGACGGACGGCCTCGGTACAACGTATCCGAGTACTCGGACACGATCGATAACGACGCCGTGTTCATGGCCGCTCCGGTTCGGTTGGCGGGCTCGGACACGGACACCGCGATCGGTCATATCGGCGGGATGTTTGCCGGTCACGAGTTGCAAGATCCGGTGTACGGCGACCCGATCAATGGTATCGGGGGCCGGCTCACACAGCAGCTTACTCCGTCGGAAGAGGGGAAGGCGATCTCTGAGAACGACCTGGACGGTAGCGGGCTCCGGGGTGAGCAGGTGATCCCTGTTCGCGACGACAACGGCGACGGTGGGCGCGGGATCACGGTCGAGGATAACCTTTCGACCTACAAGAGCGCCGATCCGGTGTCGGACTGGACTCGGGACTACCACCGTATTCGGATCGCCGATCAGGTGCTCCTCATTGCTCGTGAGATCGGCGAGACGCTTCGCGGGCGGCGGCTTCGCCGCGAAACCGTTATCGAGGACACCGAACAGCAGATCGTCGATGAGCTTGCCGGGCTACGCGAGGCCGGCCTGCTCGCGACGCGCCAGAGTCAGACCGGCGACTCGGTAAACAACAGCGCCGACGGTGGCGAGTCCGGTCGAGACGCCACGTACGACGCGACGATCACGCGGACGGACGTCGACGAGGTGTCGGTCACGGTCGAGTTCGTCCCGGTCGGTGTGGCGAAGCGGATCGAACAGTCCATCAGGGTCTCCCAACTCGGGGCCGCCGCATCGGCCCAGAACACGGCGTAACTCGACGGATCGCACTTCGACTAACACACCTCACACACCTTACATCACATGGTTAACCGACGTGAACGCGGCAAGGACGGAGCATTGAGCGTAGGTGGTACACAGGTCCCGATCACGAACGCATCGTTTTCGGCGTCCTATGAAATCTCCACGAACGACTGGAACGATAATTTCAACCCCTACAAGAGCATGATCAGCGGGGAAGCAAGCGGCTCGTTCGAGTGGGCGGGGTCGGTCCCACCTGCTCGGGACTCGCTTATCAACCCCGACGGGACGCCGCGGCTCGGCGTGGCCCTACAGATCAGACTCGACGAGGAGACGTTCCGGGCCACGCGGGTCTTGGTTGGCGAGTACGAGCGGAACCTTCCCTCTGACTCTAACACCGACGGCTCGGTAAACTGGGAAAGTGGATCGTTCCGGTTCGTTCGGTAAGAGCATCGACCACTGACTGACTTTCAGACAACACATACACATACATGAACGACCAGGAAACGCCCGCGAACGGGATGGATCAGCGACAGACCCAAGGCTCCCAGAACGGCGGCGCGGAACTCGACACGGCGGGGGACACGAACGAGGTTATCGACCGGCTCCTTGAGGGTCGGAATCATGTTGCCGAAGAGTACGAACTCGACACCCCGGAAGGGACGATCGTGCTCAAACTGGCACCGATCGAGGATCGCAAACAGCGTTATGACTACCTGAGTAAGCTCCCTGATGCTTGGTTCGACGCCGCAGAAGAGGGCGACGGCGAGGACGAAATCAAAGAGAAGATTTCGAACGCCGATGCTATCCCGAGCGGCGAGGGGTGGGAAGCGCTCGAAAACATGGTCCGCGAGAGCGAGACCTCGATCGCCGATATGAATCTGAATTGGGTGATCGATATGATGGAAGATGATGTACTTATGGAGGCGGGGGTGACGGTCCTCGATCTGTCGATGGACCTGGGTCAGATCGGCGGGTTTCGTCGACGACAATAAGGACCTCTCGCTGGCCTATCTTGAGGCGATCGAGATATTCGGGCTTCCCGATGTCGACGACGCAAGCGATCTGACCGAGTTCCAACTCAATTTCATCCACACGGCGCATTGGAAACGGGAGGAAATCAAACAGCCCGACGAAGAGGACGTCCCGTCGAACCCCGGCCGAACTCCCGGCGGTTTCTAAAACACGATTTTAATAATGGCGAATGAACTACTCGACGCGGAGCTATCCGCCACTGAAAACGTAACAAGAAGGCTATCGGATATTACGGATAGCCTCGGTGACCTTGCCGAGAGCGCGTTGGCGGCTTCGGGGTCCTCGGAGAGTTTATCAGAATCATTCGGCGACTCAGATAGGGCGGGCGAAGCGCTTGAGTCGACGATCAATGATGTTCGGAACTCGGTTGTAACCTCTGTCCCGGCGGTCGAGGGCTACGGCGAAGCGCTCGATAACATCCCGGGCGAGGCGATCGAAGCCGTAGCGTCGAGCGAGGCGGTTGGATCGTCCATCGACGAGGTAGGCGATCAGGCCCGACAAGCGACTGGCGAGGTCGGGACGTACTCGGGGTCACTCCGAACGGTCCCCGAGCGCGTTACAACCACGCTCGGCGTCGAAGGTGAGGGGTTCGGGGCTATCGACCGGGTTCGATCACAGATTGCCTCGATACGCGACCGAACGGCCCGGGTCGGCCTCGACGTCGACACGGACGATGAGGGAGCCATAGAGCGGCTTACAGGCAAAGTAAACTCGATCACCGACCGAACGGTCACGGTTGACCTTGCGGTCAACAGAGACGGTATCGGCGCTCTCTCGCGCGTTCGAGCGCGCGTTGCCAGTCTGACCGACCGCACGATTGACATCGGCGTCTCGGTAGATGATTTGAGGCCGCTTGCCCGCGTTCGAGAGCGGGTGTCGAGCATCGACGACCGGGAAATCGGTATTTCTATCTCGACGGACAGCGGCGGTGTCTTAGAGCCGATACGCGAGCGTATCGACTCGATCACCGATCAGATCGGTATCGGTACTGATGTCGACGATGTTGATTTCTCTCCGATCCGCGAGAAAGTCCAGTCCATCACCGATCGGGTTCAAGTTGGGGTCAACGCGAACGTCGAACAGGCCCGGAGCAACATCGAATCGCTCCGGTCGGACCTCGGAGCCCTACCGGACGAGACGAGTACGGAGGTCGACATCGACGGTCTTGTCGACTCGACCGCATCACTTTCCGAACTACAGTCAAAACTTGAGGAGACGGGGGACGACGCCCTTGCATCACGGTTAGATGTTGGCGTTTTCAGCGAAGGGGTAGAAGAGGTCGTCGACGACGCTATCGAAGCGTCCTCGTCCCTCACTGTCCTACAAGGCCGGCTCGATGAGGTCGGCGACGAGGCACTATCGAGCGCGGCGAGCCTGGGTGTGTTCTCCTCCGCGGCGGGAGGGTCCGGTGCGGCGGGAGCAGGCAGCAGCTTATCGACGACTATCGGGGGGGTCTCCGGTAGTTTCTCGACGATGGCAACGATCGTCGCCGCGGTCACTCCGATGCTCCTCACGGTCGGGGGGGCGCTCGGTGGTCTGACGGTCGCGGCCGGCGGCGCGGCGGCGGCCCTCGGTGGGCTGTTCGCTGGCGGCTTGCTCTCGAAAGCCGAGACGATGGCCGCCACGACATCCTCGATCGAGGATCGAGCGGAAGCGATCGAGGAGATATTCAGCAACGTTAAGGACGCTATCAGCAACGCTCTCGAACCGCTCAAGTCGGTCGAGTTCGAGGGATTCACCGAAGGCGTCCTACAAGGCTTCGTAAACGTGGTTGGGGATGCGGCCCAACTCGTCGCTTCGATCTCCGACCCACTCCTCGATATGGCCGACGCACTCGGGGAGGTGTTCTGGGCAACCGAGCCTGAGATATTTGCGGAGCTTGAGCAAACGATATTAACACTTCTCCCGGTCGTCGAGGACCTTGCCTCGGGTGCTATCCGTGCGATCCCGGGCATCCTCCGATGGATGCGAACAGAGGGCGCGGAACTGATCCCAACGATCGTTGCACTCGCGTCCTCGATGATCGGGGCGATCCCGGCCATACTTGAGATCGGGCGCGTCATGGCCGATGTACTCCTCCCGGCCGTCGGGTGGGTGATCGACGTTATGGCGCTACTCTCGCCGATCATCACGACGATCATCGGCGTGGTCGGCGGACTGATCTCAGCCTGGGAATCGTTCTACTCCGTCTTTGGCCCGATCGTCGACGTCGTGGGTGCGGTCGTCGGAGCGTTCTTGCTCTTTAGCGGCGTCGTGTTCGCTCTCGCGTCGGCGATAGGATTCCTTGCCAGTCTGAGTATTCTTTCGTTCTTAACGTCTCTCGGCGGTGCTATTGCAACTATCATCGGCCCGGCGGCCTCACTGGTAACAACGGTCGTCTCGCTCACAACGACGATCGCCTCGGTCGCCGCGAGCGTGGCGGGATTCGTCGCTACGATGAACCCGTTAACGCTCGCGATACTCGCTGTGATAGGGGTCGTGGTTGCACTATTGGGCTACTTCGGGTACCTCGACCCGTTGATCAACGCGATAAAGTCGGCTGTCTCTGGCCTGTTCGACGTACTGACCGATCCCCCGTCGATGCAAGAGGTGATGGCCGGGATCGTCTCGATGGCTAACAAGGTGATCGGGGCGATCAACGAGGCGATCAAGCTCGCGAACAAGATCCCGGGCGTCGACATCGGGACCGTTCAAAAGCTCTCGGTCGAGGACGCAACCGGCGGCGGTGACGGTTCGGGCGGCGGGGACGGTGAGAGCGGCGACGGTTCGAGCGGCCCGGAGGTGCCGGGTTCGGCAGGGTCGTCGCCGACCGATCGGTTCTCCGAACGCGGCGGTAGCAGCGGCGGAACATCGGAGAAATACGAGAAAACCGAGTACAACTTCGACTTTACGGGCGCTCAGGTAAGCGACCGTGAGACGCTACGCGGGGAGATCAAAACCGTGATCAGAGAAGAGGAGACCAAGAAGCGGAAACGGCAAGGAGGGTCCGGGTAATGCCCCCCTCGGTCTTTGGCGAGCGCGTTCGAATGGAAATCCGGCCGAACGGCGACGAGAGCCGGGCTATGACGCTCGAATACCAGTATCCTCTTTCGGACGTCTCGACGTCCTCGCGAACGGCAAAGCACGACGTACTCGGCGAACAGACGGTCGTCGATCACCTCGGTTCAACCGGTGCGGAGATCAAATTCCGCGGCCATTGTTACAAGGACGAGGCCGTTTCGTTTATCGACCGGCTCAGTGAGATCGGTGTCGTACAGGTACTCTCCGATCGGTGGAGCGGGTGGGGCGTGGTTGATTCGGCGAACACGAGCGCGTCGGGCGAACACGGCGGCAAGCGGCCCGACTTTCGGAACCCCGATAACCAGAACCTCGAATACCGGATCACGATCTTAGAGACCCAGAACCCCAACCAATGAGCACCAACCTCGATTCCCCCGAGCCGATCACTGACGGTCAGATCGATACGACAGCAGCGTACCACCGGCTCAAAGCCGACATCGAGGCGGCCGAAGGGATAGATCCCGTACACCCCGATCTTGTCCCCGAGGTGACCGTCGAGGACCTGATCGTCGAATGGGGGATCATGCACTTCGGCGGCGCGAACGTCACCCGGCAGGATTATTTCCCAGAGAGCAGGCGCGTCGCCGACGTGATGATACAAACGCCGCTCGTGACCTTCGCGATTGAGATAGAAAACGACTTTCCGAGCGTTACGACCGGCGTCGGGCAAGCACAGCGGTACGCGGCCCACAATCCAAAGCGGTTCGTCCCGGTCGTAATGGTCCCGAGCGGTCTTGCACAGCAACCCGAGTTATCAATGGATCGACAACGATGTACTATCATCGAGTTCGATCTCCCGAGTGATGCTCGCGAACAATTCGTAGCGTAAGGCGCAATTCACCTTTTCATGCCACCGGTATACAGAGACATAAACGTGGATGTACGGCTTGAGCCGTACGGACGGAACATCCCCGTACAAGCGACCTCGATCGAGTGCGATCTGACGCGGTTCGACGAGGCCGCTGTCGTAGAAATCGACGGTCTCACGCCGGATGGCTTACAATCTCCCGCACCGGTCGCCGGGACACAGGTCTCGGTCGCGGTCTCGACGTCCGGTCCTGATCCCGATTATACCGGTCCCGGTCCCGATCACAACGCCACTGATCGGCCGGGGACCCTTGACGGCGCGAACATGACGCTCGTTAAGGTCGCCCGCATCGACGACATCGGGAAGCGGGGGGACGGTTCGTTCAAGTTGACGGCGTACGATTTTCACCGTCACCTCAATAACAATAAAATCAGCATACAGTTTTCGGGCGGCGGGGGGACCCCGGTCAATCTCGCCCTCGATCGGACATTCTCGAACGCCGGCTACCTTCCCCCACGGTACAACATCGATACCCCATACACGGGGGAGGGTGTTCGCTCCGACCCCGGCAGCGGGACGGTAGCCGGCCCGGAGGACGGGACCGGTAGCGGCCCGACCGGGCCGGTCATTACCCAGGACTTTACGAACACGCCGGTCTCGTCGATCATCGACAAAATCTGTAAGAAACAAAACCTGATCTGGTATGTCGACCGCCAGAACAACGCACAGATAACAGATACCCCCCCATCTGATGCGATCGATCTCACATGGATCAACGGCGGAACCGACGCCGGGGAGGACGAAGTAGCATATCAGCGGGTCGTCGTCTACGGTAGTTCCGGCCGACCGCCGGGCGGGGTCGGCGAGGGCGACGAACAGGCCCAACAGGGCGACGGCAGCGGCCCCGGATCGCCGGAGAGCCCGAACGCATCCGAGCCCCACTGGCTCGGCAAACGGGCGGTCGTGGGAGCAGCAGAGACAGAGGATTTCGAGGAAAACGACCCAGTGTACGTAACGAGAGATCCATCCGCTAAGACGGTCACTCAAGCCCAGAACATAGCGCTCTCGATCCTCGACGAGTTCTTACGCGACAGTAAATCCGGCCCGATCAAGACGCCGGGTGTCCCGATGCTACAGCCGCTCGACGTCGTGGGTAAACCGGACGATCCGCAGAACCCCGACGCCGGCCGGACTGACTACCTGGTTAGCTCAGTCACGCACACGATCGATAGCAACGGCTATGTAACCGAGATAGATACCGGCGGAATCCTCGATCAGCGCGTCACGAACGACGATGGATCGTCGCCGGGCGGGAGCGGCGGTGGGACCGGAAACCAACAGACCGGGAAACTGGTAAGCCGCGGCCCGGCCGGAGGAGCCTTCTGATGCTTGAGCCGACAGAGAAATCTCACATAGAGACGCTGATCCGTAAGTACGTCCGACGCCATGCGCCTAAGTTGGCCGAAGTAACCAACACGTATCCGCACTCGAAAGCGGACGATGCGTCGAACTACGAGGTCGACGTCGACATTATAGGGACCGTCCAAAGCGCCGATCCGAGGGAAGAGGCCCGATCGGACGAAAACGATGGGACCGATTCAGAAGGCGACAGTGACGATACAAGCGGTTCCGAGGACGGAGAGGGGGAAAGCTCCGACCAACCGGCCGGGCCGTCTGTATCGGCCGGTCAGGCCCGACAGCGCCACACTCGGGTCCCGGTCATGGTCGACGACCTCGGTGCGTCGAACGGGATTCAAACGGGGACGCTCGTTCTTGTCGAGTACCTAAATGGCAATGCCGAGAACCCGGTCGTCGTCTCGGTCGGCTACACGAATACCGAACGAGCGCCGATCACCGAGCCTGGCGACTGGCGAGTCCGTAAGGAGGGTCGCGACAACGCGACCATAGAGGTCATACAAGACGACTCGGGTAACAACCGGGTCAACGTCGGCCGGACACCGGAAGACCACTCAGACCCCGACATGGGGCTCTCGCTCGATCTCTCGGCGGGGTCGCTCGAACTACGCGACGGTGAGGGAACAGGGTGGTGCTCGAACGGCGCGGGAGAGTGGTATCTTAACGCGCCGACGGTCGCGATACCGGGCCTCATAAGCGCGGGTGGTCGAGCCGGCGGTCCCACAGCCGGGGCCGGTCGATCAACCGGTGCAACGAGGCCCAACTGGCAAAGCGGGACGCCCTATGCCGATCTCTCGCGACCGGATACCCGGGTCGTCGATCTCACCGATCAGCTCTCGCCGGGCGACGACATTACACAGCAGCTACAGCAGAATTGGAAGGCCGGGAACACGGTCATTCTACCGGCCGGCGAGTTCGCGGTCTCTTCGATGGACGCGCTTAGCTTTAGCGGCAAGAACGCCGAACTCTTGGGTGGGGGTGGCCCGCCGGAAACAACGACAAGCGACGAGGACTCGACCGGGGTCAACGAGGCTTCGGATACGTCCGGGTCGCTCTCGTCGTACGATGGCTACTCCGACGCCGACGCTCAGGCGCTCGGGATCGAACCCGAAAGTGCCACGGTCGGTACTCAGGCCCAGGTCGCCGATCAACAGACGGTGATCAACATCCCACCCGCGGCGGACGAGGATGCGAAGTTCGTTTGTACCGGCGGCGGGACGGGCTCGGTCCATATCAAAAACATCACCCTACAAGGCCAATTCGGCAAGGGCGGTCTGAAACCGGGGGTCGTCGACAGACAGTCGGAAATGATCCTCGAACACGTCCACCTGCCGGACGGTAACGACGCTTCGCTCGGGTGGGACTGTTCGCCGGGGATGTTTACCGGGACCGACCATAGCGGGACGCTATACATCCGTAATTGCCAGATAGAGCGGTTCAATAACAACGGCATTTACGCGAGCGCTACGGGCCTTCCCATGCGTGGCGGCCAACTCGGTCGGATTCTCGTCGAAGGTGGGCTATATCGGAATAACAACATTGCGAACGTGCGGATCGGCGGGATCGGCTCGGCGATCCGGCGGGTCGTCTCGATCACCGACAGTAACCTTGCCTCGGGAGGTGGGATTCCAGATGCTGGCCGGGCGTTCTGGGTGAAAGACATCGTTGAAGCCGAACTCGTCGACAATGACGTCGTACTGAGCGGCCCCGGACACTCCGGTATCATACTCGGTGGATCGGCAGAGGACATCCCACAGACAAAACAGTCGTTCGTATTAAACAATAATCGGGTCGAGAACAACTCCGATGCGGCCCCGGTGATCACCGTGGATCAGGGGACACCGACCGGCTCGGGGAACCACATTAGCGGCGGCGGCGATCTCAGTATCTCCGGTCGGAGCGAACTGAGCGGGACGGTCAAACCGCCGGATGCGGATTCGCCGAACACGTCGCCGCGAGAGGTCTAAGTCAACTACTACCATGCCAATTAGTTGCGAGATCCCTGAATCAGCGTACGCTCCGTCCCCGGTCGGCTACAACGGCGGCGGTCGTGGCGTCCCGAGCGGGACCGGCGACATCGGCGGCGGCGAAGGATACAGCGGTATCGTCTCCGAGTCCGAAGCCGATACGGTCGTTTCGTCGGGTGATAGCTCACAGGCGAAACAAGCGATCGACAACGCCAGTCCGGGCGAGACGATCTTTCTGAGCGGCGGTACCTATGTGATCGACGACGCGACGGTAACCAGCGACGGGGTTACGATCGCCGGGAACCGTGGCGCGGTCACCGACGGATCGGTGTTAGCAACGGGCGACGGTGAGAGCGGCGGTGCTGACGGTGCGATAGTCAAAGCCGCCGGCCCGGAAGGCGAACCGATCACGATCGCCGCGAACAAATGCCGGGTCACCGGCTTACGGGTCGAGGGACCCAAGCCCAACTGGGAGGGCGAGGCCGGATCTAACGACCACTACCCCAAGGGTATCACCTTCAAAGAAGGGTATAACGACTGCGAGGTCGACAACTGCGAAGGCTACGCTTGGGAGCAAATTTTCTTCGACGCGAACGGAGAAAACGGCCATCTACACCACTGCTATATCCATGATAACCCCGGGGCATCTGGCGGATACGGGGTCCAGAGTGGTCCACAAGAGACGCTTACGCTGATCGAGTACAACTACTTCAACAGGAACCGCCACTCTATCGCCGCCGACCCGGATAATTACGGGTACGAAGCCAGATACAACATCTTCGGTCCCGAGCAATACAGCACCTCGGTCGATCAGCACGGCCCGGACCCGGCCGGGAACACGTCGTTCGTCCATCACAACACGTTCGAGGAGACGAGGGCAAGCGCCGAGAGCGTGTTGGACGGAGAGATCGGTAGCATCGGCGTCAGAGGCAAGCCGAGCAACATCTACGAGGTGTATAAAAACTGGTTCTATCTCGCGGAAAAATCACGGACCATTCATCAGCGTGGCGAGCCGAAGGTGGACGAGTCGGACAAGTACGACGGCCGGCCCGGTGAGGGCGGCTTCGTGAACATGGTCGTGCGAGACAACAGCTACGGCCAAAGCGACCCGCCGCCTGATGTCGGCGCTCGTTCCGGTCTCGACGAACAGTCAACGGGCGGCGACGGCAGCGGCGGCGGGAGCGGCGAGAGCGGCGGGGGATCGACAGACGGCGACTCGACCAACAGCAGCCCGGTGCAAGGGGACGCCTTCGCTTCATAATGGTAACAACCCACCTCGTTAATGACCTCGACGCTGATCCGACCGGTGATGAGCCAATAGACTACGCTTTCGAGGCGATCAAAGGAACTACCAACAGCCCACAACGGCTCGTGGTCCCGGCGGGTACCTACCGTATCGAGAACGAGCACCGGTTCGGAAATAGAAAGGATAACCCGGATCTATCGATCGTCTCGGAGCGCTCGATCGATTCCGAACCGGAACCGGCGGCCCGGTTCGGCGAGCAGGGCCGAAGCCGGAAACCGGTATTTCAGGTCCGAGAGGGGTTCGTCGGTGCTCTGTTCGACTTTCGGACGGATATATACCTTAACGACATCGACATCAGACGACCGACGACCGAATCACACGCACGTATCGAGGTTCGCCCCGATCGCAAGGCGCTCATTAGCAATGTCGACATCCTCGGTGAAACCGTCGTCGAGGACGTGATGGCAAACAAGGACGGCCAAATCGGGCCGGTGTTTGCCGTCGACTGTGGTTTTGCCGATGGAACGGTCACGTTCCACAACATCGACGTTCCGGCCACAACGACGTGGGACGGATCGCTACCACACGACGTCCTCCACGGCGCTGTCTACGGGATGCCCGGAAACCGTGCGACGGTATGGGTCGAGGACAGCACGGTCACCGAGCACCCCGGCCCGGCGATCGATATGGCTCATTCCCACGGGGCAATGAAGGTCGTTAGTGGTCGGTTCGAGAATTGCAACGGCCCACAGATACGAGGCTGTTCGGGCGAGGACTCGATCGAGGACATCACGGCGATCGTCGACCCCGACGAATCCGGTGCAGCAGTGACGGCCGATTATGAGCCACTGAGCGGCATTGCCGTCTCCCAGGACGTGGGAGCCGGGGATGTTCACGGAGGGCCTGATATCGACAATGCGCTCGTTAGAATCCACTCTGGCTCGACCGGAACGGTCCAGGCCGGGATATGGGGGGATGGGTCGGCGGGCGATACAATGATCGGCGGGTCGGACGTTACGGTCGACGTCGACGACGTACCGGCGCTCAAGTTTACCGACCCGAGGTACCCCTCCGACGTCGACTATGACCGGCCCGACCTAACACTCCGAAACATCATCTTGGACGGGGGAGCGTACTCGGGTCCTGCGATCGACGTCTCGGGGTGGGATACGGTCATTGACACCTGCTGTATCGAACAGCCATACGCACGGATACCGTGGCTCATCGAACCCCGACCGGCGATCGATACCGCCCAAACAGACGCGGCGTGTAGCGGATTCCGCGGCTCGCATCAGTAACGACCGACGACCGGAGACGAGGAGAGACGATCACACTCATGTCCAGCTATCAACTCCATTGCCCCCGATCAGACTGTCCGACCGACGCCATGTTTGAGACGATCGAGGCAGCGCGACAAGCCCGACAAGAGCATATCGAGGAGACGGGCCATTGGAACATCACGATAACCGTCTACAACCGAAACGAGACGGGGAGACTCGGATAGCCAATGTTAGGCACTGACGTATGGGGCGGATTCACGTACGGCGGAAGCGGAACTGACGTCCCCGATCGGGTCTCCCCGAACGACGAGGCCGATTTTGGCGAGATAACGCCTGTAGAAGCGTTCGGATCGGGAATCGCACTAAACCCGTCGAACGCCGAAGGCTACAACTGGGATTTCAGAGTCGACCCGACCGGCGACCTCATGGCAACCCGTGGGTGGGATGAACTTTACAAGGACATTGCGTTCTACACCGCTCGGGAACTCAAAGCCATCGAGGACAGGCCGATTACCGCGAACCGGTTAGAGGCGGCCAAAATAGCTGTCGAAGCCGCCTGTGATGCGGACCCGCGCTTGGAAACAGTCGAGCGGGTCGTCGCCGAACGGGGGCCAGAAGAGGATACGATCGACATCTCGATCTCAGTGATCGGGAACGACGGGAAGCGCTACGAACACGTATTCCCGGTCAGTCGGTAGCACAGCGCTACAGACGACCATGCTCAGGGTCATATCATGATTCACAGACAGATCAGCAGCGGCTACAGAACGGTGGTATAAAATGGTCTATCAACCAAGCACACAAGACGAACTCGCCGACGCGGCGGTCGATCGGGCGAAAGACAAGTCCGAAAAGCTCACCAACTTTATCGAGCGAACGGTCAACGGCGTCCTGATCCGCGAGGTCTACGCCGGGTATCAGCAACTATTTGAAAACGCGCTCCTCGCGGTGCAACTAAGCGGGTGGGTCCGATATGCAGGTGGGCCAATTACGGAGCAGGACCTGATCGAACTCGACATCCCGAACCCCGAGTCGGTCGATCTCGAACTCGTAAACTACTACACCAACGACTCTGACCTTGAGGAACTGGCGGCGCTAAACGGTATTCAACGCGACCCCGGGGCGTACTCGACCGGTGAGGTCCTGTTCTATGTCTCCGACGACTCGATCGTGATCAACTCGGGTACACAGGTCACGACCGGCCGGGACGAACAGGGCAACGTCCTCTCGTACCGGACCACAGAACAGGTCACGCCGGAAGAGGACGGAACGACAGTTACCGCGCGGATCAGGGCCGAACAGCGGGGAAAAGAACACAACGTCCCGAGCGGGACGATCAACACGCTCCCGACAGTCCCGGGCGGGGTCGACGAGGTAATTAACCCCAAACCGACAAGCGGTGGCGAGCCCCCCGAGACGAACGAGGAGCTTCGGAACCGGACGATAGGGTCAGTATTCCTCATGAGCGGCGGGGGAACGCGACGCGGCGTGATCGGATCGGTCGTAAGTGCGTTCGACGGGGTAGACCGTGATAATGTCTCACTGATCGAGCGATTCGACCCCGATCCCGAGCAAGACGAGTACGGGTACGATGATCCGTACTTTAAGTTCATCGTTGACGGGGCCGAAACGGACGAGGTAACCGACGTGATCGACGATGCCCGGCCGGTCGGAATGTGGCGCGAGGTCGAACCGCCGACGTACCACACGATAGACATCGACCTCGAAGTTACTGGCTCCGGTATCAACGTCGGCAACGTACGAGAACAGATCGCCGGTCACCTTGCCGAACTCGGTTTAGGCGAGGACGTGATCCGCTACCAGATATACGATGCTATCTCTGACGTCGACGACAACGTGGAAAACGTCCCCTCGCTCACGATCGAGTCCTCGATCGACGGCGTAGTCGGCGGCGATCTTCAACTGTCGCCGGATGAGGTCGCCAGGGCCGGGACAATAACCGTCACGGTGGGGTTCTGACGTGATCCACCGATCATTCGCGAGCTACTTTCCCCCGCCGCTCCCGACCCAGTACGAGGACTCTATTGTCCGCCAGTTTGCGGACATACATCAACAGCAGTACAACCAGTCTGATGTCGCCTTAGAGGCCGTTCGAGAGAGCCGGCAGGTGAGGAACGCGCGGGGTAAGGACCTCAATAACACCGCGGATGTCCACGGAAAGATCGCCAGGCGCGGGACCCGCGGTGATGAGGAGTACCAACGATTCATTCAGTCGATCGTCCCGACGCTACAGGGACGCGGGTCGGTCTCTGACGTCAACTTTGCCATCAGGACGGTCGTACTCGCACCCGATAAGGAGAGCATCGAGCTTACCGAGGACTTTAGCGAACAGGAATACTCGATCAGGATCTATGACTGGGCAAAGCACGATACAAGGACAGTCCACGAGATAGCCGACCTTGCCGATCCGGTCGGCGTCGACCGAACCGGCCCGATCGAGTATCAAACTGAGGACGAGACGACACTGGCGAACGACGACGTGATCGGGATCGGGTCGGTCGTCGAGTTGCCATCCGAGACAACGTACGCTCAGGACGATCCGGTAAAGAGCGAGACGACCGGCTACGGCTTTGGTTCGAGCGAGTTCGGCAACGACGAGTTCGGCCCCGGAACACCAACAGGATACGGTAACAACGGATGAGCACTCGGGAAACCAACCGGTGGTACATCCTTCCACCGGCAGAGACGACCCAACGATCGGACGGCGAACAGGCAACGATACGAACACCCAAATACACCGATCAGGACGGTATCCTGGGCTTTTCCGGTACGCTTGTCACCAAATCGGAGGTCAGTGACTCGTACGCGGGTCTGACGCGACAGTACCCGGACGTCGACGAATGGTACCTTGCCCGGGTCTACGGCAGGCGATCGGCGCTCGATAGTATCTCGATAAAGTCCGATACCCGAAACCTCGCCACAAACATGGGTGATGTCGGGCCGGTACTCGATCAGCGCTTCCCGGGCATCGACCGGAGTGGCGACGAGTGGAACAATGGTTTCAGGATCGGCAGGCAGGAATCGGGCGATTTGATCGGGGCGAGCGAACAGTAACCCAACACACTACACACAATGCTAACTTACGACGGCGAGGATTATTGGAGAGATCGGGCACTCGGAGCAGAGAACAACATCATAAACACGGTCGCGGTAGGGCGTGGAACGGCGGCCGAAAGCAAAACCGACACCGGGCTCGTGAACGAGGTGTTTCGAGCGACAGTCCCCGACGATGATAATCTCCTCACGTTCGCGCCGCGGACTATCCCCGATGAGCAGATACACGGTCGCTGTATCGCAGAACTAAGCATCAGTGGCGGTATGGAGGTCGCCTCGGGGACCGGGATCACGGAGAGCGCGATTATAGCCGGCGGTGGGGGCGGACAAGGGTCGGGACGATGCATCTATCGGCGCACGTTCGCATCGATCGGCGTGAGCGAAGGCCTCGAAACGACGATCAGACACCCCTTTGACATCGAATAATGCCGGACAAGCTACCAACACAGCAGGGCGACGTCAACCACGGGCCGGCGATCGGAGCGGTCGCCGGGCATCACAATCTCCGTGACTATGTGGTTGACCCGGACGAGACTCGTCTCAGGGTAACAAACGTTAACACGTCTATCAACCAATTCGACGTTACCCCCGGCGAGGCGTTCGTGTTCGTCGATCAGATCGAGGCCGGATCGAGCGGGGAGATCATCCAAAACGTACTGATCCCGGTCGAGGTGTCCGGTCGCTCGGGTGTTAATTTCGCCACGAGCGGAACGAATTACGTCCACCTGCTCACGAACTACGCGAGCCAGAACGACGACCCGGAGATCGATGTCACCGGTTCGGAGACCCACACACGGGAGGACTCGCTCCTTATCGCCACAGCAAACAGCGATACCGGGGAGACCGATCACCTTAACCGTGATCCTACGGGCCGATACGCCGCTCTCAGCGTTCTCGATCGTCTCATCCTCTTGGGGGAGGTCGAATGGCCGGATGGGACTGTAACGAGCGGTGCGCCGCTCACAACGGATTCGGAGCTAAACAAGAAAAACGAGCGCTACGACGCGGACCCGTCGACCGGCTACCAGGACCCCCCGCCCGGAGTCGTCTATCGAGCGAAAAACGCCTCGACAGCGGACGAGGTGGCCGACGGGGGATCAACGCCTGGGTCGACGATCGACGGCCCCATTAACCTGATCAACACCCAGTATGATACAGACGGCGACGGCGTGGTCGATCAGGCGGAAACGGCCGAAAACGCCCAGAACATCAACGACCGGGACCTAAACCAGATCCGATACGAGACGGCCGCAAAATCGCCGGATACCGTCCTCCCTCGGACAGAGGTCAGAGACGGCGTTCCGTCGGGGACGGTCGTTCCTGTCGGCGGGGAGACGTTCAAGCTGTGGTGTATTGGCGTGTGTGATGCGAACGGGAACTCGTTACCGAGCCTCGTTGCACGAGTTATCGCCGAGGACGGCGCGACGCTTTACGAGAACGACTACAAGAATCACAAAGGGGACTACACCAACGCTAACCCGATCGGCTCGGCAAGCAACGTCGGTCACGTTACGATCGAAGCCCACCACTCGGAGGGCTCCCCAGTCGAAGTTAACGTCGTCGCCGGGTACACAATCGAGTGAACCACACCATGACTGACAAGAGCGGGGCGCTCCTCACCAACCAAGACGGAGCAGCGATCACAACGCCGACCGGAGCGCTACAGCAAAGTTTCGGCAAGGAGATCGACTTTTTCGACGACCCTGATCGGGGTCGTCTCGCCTACGATGGGGACGATCGGGACATTTCCGACCTATGGGTGACAGAAGCCCAACCGTTCGCCTCGACCGGGAATCGGGTGTGGCGCATGGAGGGGTACAACGTCGACGGGACCGCCGTTCCCCACTCGGCAGCGTCGCTTCCCCGAGACCAAGCGGACAGTCAGTACGCATACCTACCGTATTACCCCCGACGGGGTGACCGGATCGCATGGGACGCATGGTTCGACGAACAGTCCAACCCCGACCGCATGAAGTGCCAATTTCACTTTGGCGTCGGGGGAGACGCGCCCGAATACGGCTCTCACAACCTCGTTGCCCTCGATAACAGCAGGGGAGGTGTCATTCTCGGCAGGGAGACTCAAGAACGAGGCGGGTACGTCACTTACGACACCATACCGTACGAGTTCGAGACGGGACAACGGTACACGATCGTCGTGTGGTGGCTCCCGAGCGGCCATTTCACCGTTTACTTCCGAAGCCAAAGCACGTCGACAAAAACCGGCGACGATGATCCACCCCCATACTACGGTCGAGGGATCGGTATGGAGGTCGACTCGACAACAGTCGCGTACATGGACTCGATCCAATTAGCCTGACCAGACGGACTACAGCCCAGAGTTATAGCTTAGAGTTATAGCTTAAAGCTATAGCCCAGAGCTATACCGCTCACCTATAGCCTTTTGTAGCTACGAGCGACGCCGCACACCCACCCCTCCGCCTTCCTGACGATCACGATCGCCCACCGAACACCCACGATTAGCCACGCAACTACCACATGACATTCCGAACACGAGACAAAAACGAAGCACAGTCGCTCGACGTAAACCAGATCCTCGACCGCCTCTCTGGACGGGGGTACATTAGCGGTGGTCGCGCAACAGCCGGCGCGGCTACCCATCAGGTCGACCTCACCGCTATCTCCGTCTACATGGAGGGGACAGTCCACCAAAAGCCAGCTACGGAGGTCCATCTACAAGAGTACGTCAATCAGTCGAATCCCAAAAAGGTCGTTGTATATATAAATACGGACGGACAGTACGACATACAGGACGGGGTTGCCGAGCGGAACCTCCCCGATAACGAAATACGGTTCAACACGTACAGGCCGGCTCCCGCCGACTTTTACGGCATTACCGGCGTCCCGGTCGCCGAGATATGGCTCGACGCCGGGGCCGACGAGATACGGGACCAAGACATCCGAAGCCGCCGGGTACCCGCGACGGGCGAACTCTATGAGTTCCTTGCTCAGGTGCTTGAGGCCAACGATAAGTTCATCGACCCGGCCGGAAACGAGCACACGGACGGGGTAGCCGCAACCTCCGATGTACCCTCGGACAGCGACATCATCGATCTGATAAACAACGACTCAGACCACGGAACGACAGCCCCACACAATTACACTGAATTACACGGCGAGCTATCGGGGGTCCAGTCCGACCAACATCACGAGCGGTACACCGCGAGCGAAGCCCAGAACGCAGTCACCGGAGAGGTCGATATTGCCGATCTAAGAGGTGACTCGGGGTCGGCCGGGCAACGCCCCGAGGTCCAGTCCGACGGTTCTATCGACCTCACAGACGTCCCGATGGCCGAAGCCCCCCGGATCAAGAACGGGTCGATCACGCTCGCAGGCGGCGAACCGAACTCGGTCTCAATCCGAGCGGCGTCGAGCCCGACCGTTCCGGTCTTTATCACGTTCGACGAGACCCCGCCGTCATGGTCGGCCGACTATGCTTGGAAAAAGTCGATCGACTACCGAACCGAACGGTCGACCGGGGACCGGTATCTCGACATCGACTTTACCTGGGCGACTGATCCCGGCGGCGGGAACGATCTCACGCTTAACTACCACGTCTACGATTTAAGCCCCGCGACGGTCAAAGGCAAATACAGCGATTCCAAGGCGATCGACGCCATGACCGGGGCGTCGATCTTTCCCTACTCCGTCGACGTCGAGGACTCGTTTACTTTACCCCAGTACAACGACCTGAGCAACTACCCATCCCCATCGATCGGCGACGAGGCGATCGTTACGGGGGCCAATGCCAACTGGGAAGGTGGGAAGTACGTCTACTACTCGGGACAATGGAACGGCCCGTTTAGCTCCGGCGTATCGGCGCTGAGCGGCCTTGCGATCGACGCAACCAAGGACTGGCAAGGGAAGCGTATCACGAACCTCGGAGCCCCGCAGAACCAAACTGACTCCGCAAGAAAGGCAGAGGTCGATCAGGGCATTGCAAACCACGAAAGCAATAACAGCGCCCACCACAGTAAAACGACCTCTTCGGACATTGATCACACTGGCATTAGCAACGTCCAGAGTGATCAACACCACTCCCGATACAGCGATACGGAAGCGCTCAAGGCGTCACTGGGGCCATCCTTTACGTGGAAACCAACTCAGGCCCTCTCACAGGACGGTCAACGGTTAGTAACACGGATCGCCGTCGATTCGGGGGAAACGCTCGTACTGACGCGCGTCGAGGTATTCGACGAAAACGCTACCATACCGGGCGGGGTCACATTCAGAGTCTACAAGAACGGTAACGAGACCTACCGGGTCAGTAGCAACGTTACCAGAGGCTCGGTCTCGAACCCGGTCACGACGGTTAGCGGGCAAGCCAACGTCCGATTCGAGATAGTGAATCAGTCCGGTGAGGAGAACCTACTCTCGGGGACCGCGAAGTACGGCTACCTCGATGATAGCAACATCTGATCATGACAGAGGATAAGAGCCTGTCAATCGATAACGACGCGCTACAATTCTCCTCCGATCGGAACGACGCGCTCTCGATCGGGCCGACGTCGGTTATCATAGACGACTTTGAGTATGCATCCCGAAGCGGATACGAGGACGCCTACGATACCGGGACCTACCGGTACGAACTAACATCCTCGAACGTCTCGCACGGCTCACAGGCGATCTACCACACTCGTAACCAGCACAACGAGTTCGTCTCCATGCCGTCGAACGGCCGGCTAAACTACTACCCCGAAATCGGTGATACCCTCGCGGTTCGTATGGCGGTCACCGGGAGCGGTCAGTGGCCGTACATCAGCTTTGGACACCAAGGCCCGGATGATGATACGAGATACCGAGTCGAACTCAATTCAGACGACAATAATGTCGAGGTCTCGGCAACGTATAGTAACGGCCATGAGCAGGTTCTTGCGGCAAGTCACAACGTTGTTCACAACCAGTATTACGAAGTGATCTGTAATACCTGGTTCGAGGGGAGCGACGTCGGGCTTGAGATCGAGGCAACGAACGGGTCGGATCAGATCGGGCCGGTAAGTACCGTCGACAGCGAGTACGCATACAGCGGCGACGGTGTTGGGTTCGGCGGGGAAGGAAAAACATACCACGACTACGCCCGGGTGATATGATCGGATGAGCATCAACGAACGGCTATGGATCAACGACGACCCCGACGACACCGACAGTGACGAGGAGCGGGGGTTCGCGAGCAGAGAGGTCAAAACCCAACGGTCGCGGGTCGGATATGAGTTCAAGGACACTATCAGCGAGACCGGATCGCCGACGCAATTCGTATTTGCCGCCGATCACTGGGATTCGATCCATCAGTACACGACCGTTCTCGTCTCGAACCCGACGACCGCCGCCGTAACCGAACAGGTTACCGTGCGGTGGTTGGACGGGCCGGAAGACAAACGCGGTGTCCCGGCCAGCGAACGACTTGAGGGTAACAACGAGATCGCTAATAAGACGATCGAGACCACGGTCCCCGAAGGCGGGACCGCCGAGATAGACTACAGAGACGTTCTGTTCGGTATCGCAAACCGGGACGTCCTGATCCTCGTCGAGACAAGCGGAACCGATCTGGACGTACTCAGAACCGATACAACGGTCCTCGGTACCCATCACGAGACGGCGGTCGTCGAAGGTGGGGCCATAGAGACGACCGATCACTACGGCCGACTAATAAGACGAACCGACCCGATCGACGGAGCGACCGAGTACCCTCACGGAGTCACCGTCGATGGCCGGCAGGCGGATCTTGGTCACGGAAGCCGCTACGAGTGGACAGACATGGGTAGCGTTGCTACCCCGACCGGCGGACAGTCGATCACGTCGACCTCGTGGACCGAGACGATCGGGCCGGATTCGAGGGGGGTCGTTCGAGGCGGCAACGACGTCCCGACCGGTATCGAGGCGGTCGGGATCGGTGCTACCCTGGCGATCGATAACGATACCAGCGGCGAGACAACGGGTGTCCGACTTTACGACGCAACCAACGACCAACCTATCCCCGGGACCGAGGTGTCGGCGACCGGAACGGGAGCCGAGCCGATCAGCATCGGCCCGGTCGCGTACGACCCCGGCGGGCCGTGGTTCTGTTCGGTCCAGGGGAGGGTCAGTGGCGGGACCGGGAGCGTCGAGTCGAGCCTATCTATCACGCGCCACGGTCGGCTCGGATAGCACCGAAATAGCCCCTATCGAAACATACTACACCCACCGGACAGTAAATCCGCACGCGAACGTAACTAAGCGGGCTGTCGTGACCACCCAACTACGAGCGGCAGCACGGATACGAGAAACACCAACACGATGTCAGCGAGCCTACAGCACGTTTTAGAGGTCGATAGCACAGTCAACGAGTCGAACACGGACTATCGACTCGACCTCCCGACCGGGGCCGCCGTATCGGAACCGGGCGAAACGGGAGCGGAGAGCACGACCATTTACAGGGACAAGGGGGATAGCATCAAAATCGACGGGACTGTCGATAACGGCGTCCACACCTTCCGATTCAACTGTCCAGAGGGCGAAGAGGAGTCGGTTACCGTCCTGGTTCGGGGCGACGACCCGGCCCCAGAGGTCCGGGTCGACGATACCGTGATCGCCGAGGCCGAAATGCCCGATACTCAGGTATCGATCGAATCGGCAACCGCCGATGAGGTCGGGTACCACCTCTGGACCACCGGCCCGATTGAAGAGCCCGAAAGCTCCGCGGAGGACACCGAGGCGATCAGGACGAACGGGGTCGAGGGACGAGTCGATGAGACGGACACGGATAGCTACACCGTCGACGGCCGGATACTGAATGTGCGGGCCACCTCCGGTGACGTCGCCGATCTCTCGATCACTGTCAACGGCGAGGAGTTCGACCCCACGTCGTTGCCGGCGTTCGACCACGAAATCGTGTTCTCCGTCGAACCGGGGGTCACCGAGGACGTCAACTACTCGGTCGCGGTCGGAGAGGACGGAGAGATCCACTACTCGCTCGACCCGATGGCCCACGGGACCGACGGCAGCGGGACCGAAGGGACCGTCGGCGAAGGGAACCGGGACGCCTACTTTTTCCACGGCCCGATCACCGAGTTCGGGTCCGAACGTATCGAGGATCTGTCGGTAATGCTCGATGGCAAGCCGTGCGATCCCGTGGCGATCGCCGAGAGCGGGTGGTCGCCGGGCGATCCGGTCCCAGAACCCGACGACTCGTCGGACAACGACGAATCGGACGGTAACGACTCTGAGGACGGCGATAGCGGCGGATCGGACGGTAACCCCGAGGAACCCGGTTCTGGGGACGCTACCCCTGGGGTAAGAGCCTACAACTTCGGTCCCAATGATGCCCAACGAGTCGACCTCACTTTCGAGACCGTCGTCGACGCTTCGGACATCGGGGCCACCCCCGAGGGCGGCTCGATCGCCGACCCGATCGAGTCGTTCGTGGAGGACAGCGACTCGGATAGCATCCTGGTCCGGTTCGATCAGGCCGGTACCTACTCGGTCGACGAAACAATCTCTATCACCGGGGACCGGGACGTCGGATTCGTCGTTCATCCCGACGTCGACAACGACGTCCGGGTCCGACCGGCCAACGGATTCAAAGCCGGGTCACGGCCATATGGATCACAGCTCTTTGAGTTTGAGAACCGCCACGCGCTGATCGACGGCTTCGATCTCGACTATCGCGGCGAGGACGTTAGCCCATCGATCACGTTCGAGACGCGACATACGTCGGTCGCGAACGACATCGAACAGCTTGGTCGCGCGCTTCCCGCTGACGGCCGGCCCGCACGGTACGGGTTCTACACGGCGGTCGAGGACCCCAACGCGACCATGATCTACCGGAACGTGCGGATGCCCCATGCCGACCGCATCGAGAACTACACCGACGGCGGCGACACCGGTCGGTGGGGCTACTACGCCAACCCCAATAACAAAGCGACGATCGAGTTGATCGACTGTGTGGTCCGCGAGACAAGCGGTCACGGGATCTACGCTGCGGCCTCGCAGAACGACGTGAACGTTCGCGGGGGCAACTGGGGCAACACCTACGGCGTTAACATCAGGGTCCCCGCCTCGTCGACGGTCGAGAACGTGATCGTCGAAAAAGACGCCGAAGAGTACGACGGCCCCGGCGGGACCGGGTGCTCGGGTCACCTCGTCTTTTTCGAGACGAAAAAGCGGAAATCTGACCAAGCACCCGAAAACGGTGGGCTCATCCGTGGGTGTAACATCCGAACTGGCACCTGGGAGGGCAACCTCCGAGGTGGGATCGTAGTCGCCAAATCTCACGGTCACCTCCGGGTCGAGGACACAAACGTCCAGATCGATACGGACGATACCCCCGGGCTCCATGCGTTCGAGCCCGACGGTGGTCCGTGGATCATCGACGACTCGCCACGAGAGGGCCACGGCAGCTATCACCTCCCCCCGGAGCCCAGAACGATCGAGATCCGTAACTCGACGTTTAGCGGGAAGGGAGACGGGGAGCCGGACATCGACATCGACAAGCGCCCCGGTAGCACCGTTAAGAACGTCTCGACCGAGCGGGGCATCGTCGGAACCGTCGAGGACATCACTGGCGACGGCGAGGACCCCGACACCGGGGAGCCCGGAACGGGCCTGCCGGACGGTCCCGACCCGAACGGGTGGGGACGAAACCCCGAGCCACAGGATCTCAGGGAGCATCCCGACGGCGAAACGATTGATCACGAGGGGTACGATCATATCCTCGTCGCCGATGGCAAGGTCCGCGGGAGCGACAGCAACGAGTATGTCTTTGTGGTCGCCGGAGAGGTCGAGGCGGTCATGGAACCGTCCGCCTGGGAGGGCGATCACGTCCACCCGACCGGCAACTTCGCTATCGTTACGGGGACGGTCGACAACGGTCGCGACGCATACCGGTTCAACGGGACTGTCGTACACGCGGCCGTCGAGCATCACCTCGAACATCACTACGCGGACCCCGACGACGTGCTTGAGGGCCGGCATACATGGCGTGACGCGCCATTCGAGTTCCGGGTGGACGGCGTACCCCGAAACCCGCTCGAACTTGAGCCAAAGGTCCCGTTCGGCCACACCAAGGCGTCGGAAATGCCCGACCACCTAACGATCACCGAATCGGAGTGTGATCACGTTGCTACCAACTACGAGGAGCTTGAGCATATCGTCGACGAACGGCTTAGTCCCGGCGAGCGCTTCGGGATCAAGGGCGACGGCTTCGAACTTCCGGGTGGAGAAGGCGTTAAGTTAGAGATCCCCGACGATAGGGTCGCCCTCGTGTGGCTCCCTGGCAACGACGGTACATACCCTGAGCTATACCGGGACGGACTCGGCGAGGACGATAGTTGGGGTAACTGTCAGATCCAACTACAGGGCGACTATGTATCGGTGTGGAACCCGGTCATGCGCGGGCCGTTCGACTCGCCGCACGGCTACGGCGACGGCGGTCGTATCCGAGGTCTCGAATTTACCGGTCTACACCCGATCTCGGTCAACTCGCATACCTGGTATTGGTCACACGCCGGGATCTCCCACCGAGGTACCGGCGGGGTCAGTCTCGGCGGCGACAGTCACCACAACCAACAGGCCGGCTTAGGGTATGGTGGCTCCGCGAGCGGGCAAATCGACGACGATGATATCGGGTACAAGAAGGAGGACGTGCTCGACGCCGTGGGAGACTGGCATGAGCGGACCACGTTCAAGATGCTCGACCTGGACGCCAACCGCCACTCGATCGCATCCGGCTCTCACGGCAGCTACGAGCTTGCCTATTCCCGGTCGGGCAAACAAGCGCGGTTCGGGAGCCACGTTCTCGACGCCCACCGGCCAGGTGGGGACATCGTAATTGTCCATGACTGTGTAGTCAGGAAGCCGGAACTCGGCATGACCGACGGGGACGAGAACGTTCCCGGGTTCGTTATGCGCGGGTGGGCTCAGACAGCGTGCGTGCTCAGTAACGTTTGGTTTACGTGGGGTCCCGAGCCCGACCCAGAGAACCGCAACGAGTTCGTTGGCACCGATAAGGGCGCGACGATCCAACAGAAGTACGCATCGAGTTGGGACAACTGGCAAGAGGGCGACGTCGACGAGTCAAGCGATATGCGCCTCGTACGGGGGCAACACTCGTTCGACGAAAAACCATTCCGGCGTCTCTATTGGACCAACTGTGCGTTCGGCCCCGAACGGCCCGGATGGGTCAAACGGTACCTCGTCCCCGGCAAGGTCGAGTACCCCGGCCTAATCTCGGTCCAGGCCCTCGGTTCGAGCGCGGCGTACACAATCGAGGTCGCGGCCGGCGGGGAAATCGTCCCCGGGTCCAAGTTCGGAGTCGGCGACGACGACCCGGCCGACGTGATCGGCGAGAACGGCCGATCCGCGGAAGGCGCTGTCGGTGGATCGGGCGAGGACACCCTCCGATTTACCGGCAACGTGACTGACTTTAGACTCGACGGCCCCGCCAATGTGGTCGTAACGCTCCCGAGCGGATGGACGTTCGACCCCGGTCCAATGTCCGTCGGGGCAAGCATCGATCTCAGGCAGAGTTAGAGCGCCACTCAGCGGCTACTACCAATGATCCGTCGACACCTACACTCGACTGGACGGAGCCGATCAGAGGACAGCACAGCGCCTACAAGGGCCGATGGGGGATGGAGGTGGGGGTCGACAGCTACCCTCGTCTATCCACTTCCCATCGGCGATCCCGATGATACAGACGGTGGGTCGCCGGCCGCACCCGCCGTCTCCCGACACCGTAGCGGCCGATGCGAGCGTTACCGGTAGCACAGCGCTACCACGCAGATCCTACTTTTTAGCGGATAACACAAAGAGAAAGAGACGACCGCGTAGCGACAGCTATAGCTCGATTAGAAGCCGTAGATCGCCCAGTACAACGCGATCAGCAACAGCACCGGGACAAGCCACCGGAGCACCGCCGAGACGACCTTGGACGCAACCCAAACGAACACGGCGAGTACAAGGAGCGACAGCCACTCGATCATGACCATACCCCCAACCCGGTCTGTTTATTGTTCGCACGGATCTCCGACCAACTGATCCCCAACGGCTCGACGATTCTCCCGATCGGCCGACGAAGGATCTTAGTGATTTGTTCGTCCAGGTCGACCTCGAACTCATCGGGAATCTGAGCCGGGTCCTCGAACGCGATAATACGCTCCTCCTTGCGCCACTGAGCGTACTTCTCGGGATCGTCGACCGCCGCCCTGTTGATCTGTTCCTGGTTAGCCTCGTACCAAGACGGGTCGACCATATCGAGGTAGACGTGCATCGGTTTATCACCCTCACCGAAGTTCGTCCCAAGCACAAGGTTCGCGAAGTACGCCCCCCGGCCGCCTATCTGTATGTCCGTCCAGTTGTCGTACTCCGAGAACGGTTTACCGATCCCCTGGGGGACCGCAATCTGATCGAGACCGTAGTCGCCGTTCTCGACCTTTTGAAGTTCCCCGTGGACGTATTCGCGGATCGCATCCTCGGAAGCACCCTCTAAGATCATGTTGAACGTCTCGCTCATGACCGTCTTGGTAACCTCCGACGTCGAGGAGCGTTGTGTCTCGAAGCCGACAATATCGTCGTACGGGTCGTCGAGCCAGTGACCGTCTTTCCAAACCACGCGGCCCGCGTACCGCTTTTTCTGGCCGGCCTGGTAGTAACGACGGTATATCTTCTCAAACTCAAGGTCGAAATAATGCTCTTCGACCTCGAACTGCTCGCACGCGAACTCGTCGTATGCATCGTTGATTTCCCGCTCTAATCGGTAGCCCATTGCCTCGATCTCCTCGTCGCTCAGATCCGATTCGAGTTGGACGTACGCTGAGTCCGTGTCACCATATAACACGGAGTACCCAAGCGACTCGACAGCGGTCGCGGTCGCCTTGAGGACCGCCCGACCACACGCAGTTACGGCAGCGCCCATTTCCGAGTCGTACAACCGGAACCGATCGAAGCCGAGCACCCCGTAAAAACTGTTCATAATCCGCTTAATTACACCCTGCTGCTCATCGTACGTGTCGTACTCGGGGTCGCCCTCTTGGTACTGATCACGAAGGTCCTTGAACCGTTGCCGTTCGTCCAGCAGGTCCTCGACCATGTGTTTGATCAGTCCATCTGGTTCGGAACGGAAGTGGACGCCATTCGGCGACTCGATCGTCTCCCCATCATACGTTTCGGGGTCGACTCGCGTCTCCGGTGATGCGTTAATGGTACGCATACTCATGGGATAGAGACTCGCCAGATCGAGCGCCACGACGTTCTCGAACATCCCTTCCGGGGCATCGAACACAGTAGCACCCTCGTAGTCCTCATCAGCGTTTTCGCCCTTCGACGGCAGCACGATGTCGCCGTGAACCTCATGGAGGATGTACGAGTCCACCGTATCGTTCGGGATCGGCGCTTGCCCGATCTCAAGCCCGGCGATACGGGCCACCTCCGACCACGTTTCGCCGAGTACCCGTTTCTGTCGCTCAATCTCGACACAAAGCTCGACGTCCCGAAGCGCGTAGCTCAGGAACCGCTCAGGCGAATCTGTCCAGAGGTCGCGATAGCTATCGACATACTCCGTTTTCCCGACGTCGAGTAGATCGGCCCCGATAGTGTCGAGTGCGGTCGAGTCCAATTCAGTGAACGTCGACCGGTCGTACGCTTTCATCAGATCGATACAGGTGCGTCCCTCGACGACACCGACCTGGCTCCCAAAGTCTCGTTTCTCGTACGACTGGCGGTCCCCCCGGGCTAACCGATCCGAGTCGAGACCCAACTCGTCTAACCGGTTGATAACGTATAGGGCGTCGAACTCGGTAAAGTTCCACCCGGAGAGGAGATCGGGATCGGCCTCGGAGACGTACCCTACAAAGTCGTCTAACATGGCCCACTCGCTCTCGAACGTCCGAAGCTCCGGGTAACACACCGACGCCTCTATCGGGCCGTCTGTATCCCAGTCACCGGCCGGTGTGTACCCCTCGAACGGCGTTGTATCGGCCTCGAAGCGTTCCCGAACGGACTCGACCTCTTGCCCCTCGCTCGCGTTAAGCCACAGCACGTACTCGTCTCGACCGCTATCGTGAGCGGCTACCGACAGCACCTCTTCGGTGGCATCCTCGGGATCAGGGAAACCGCTACTGTCGTCGACCTCGATGTCGTAGAACATCGTCCGGTACCGGAGTTCGGTGTCGAACGTCTCCCCGAACGCCGTGTGATGGACGGCGAACTCGTTGCCGGTCGGATCGGCGTCGCCGACATCGACCCTAACGCCCGATTGAATCTTCTTATCGTACCGAAACCGATTGTTAAACCGTACGTCGGCTTCCCAGTGTTCGTCAAACGTCTCGCGGGCTTCCGCAACCTCGCGAGGCATCTGGGTAAACATCTGACGGACAGTCTGACCACGGACCTCGGTCTCGGTCGAGCCCGCGCGGGTGATGACGTCCGAACCGGCAACGATGTCCTCGACGTCCTGATCACCGTCGGGTTCGGGCGCGTAAAAGTACGGCTCGAACCCCTCGACGGCGATATGCACCGGATCATCCGTGATCGCATCGTCCGGGCGGCGACCGTAAACATGAATCATCGGCTTCCGACCGCCGTCGGCTGTGAATTTACTTCCTTGTTCGATTCGTGTAACCGCCATATCAACAGTGTTGTCTACCATTGTGAATCGCTCCCGTCTCTCGCTCGTCGCTCATCGTCGGCCTCGCCGATCCTACCGGCCTTCTTTAGGTCGCGGAGGTTCCGAAACCTCCGCTTACACTCGCCACAGTAATACCCCGACAGGCTCGACCGGTTACTGTATCCGCCGGTCGAATTACAGTACGGGCATACATACCGCCAGGTTTCCCACCCATCACTACGCGGGTCGGAGGTAACCTCCGATCGCTCGGGATGGGGATGCGGACACTGATCGTTCCCCCGGACGTGTTCGCTCACCGTCGATCGGGAATGACCCAGTATCTCGCCGACCCTCTGGGCGTTTTTCTCGACCGCGTAGTGGGTTCTAATTTCCAGGCAACTACGGAACGAGAGGTAATACTCGCTCTCGTGGTTACAGTCCGCTCCCGGGCTCGTGTGGTCCTCAATCGTCCGTACCGGCCGGTCGAGGACGCGCCCGACCTCTTTCACGGTCGCGCCACGCTCGCGAAGCTCGTTCATGACCTCACATTCGCGGCCTGTAACCTCTGTTCGACCGGCCTCTGCCTTCGGTGGCAGCGTGATCCCGTACGCCTCGTCGGATCTCTCGCTCCGGCTCATTTACACGGGCTGTAGCCGCAGGCCATGCACACCGCACACCCGGACTGTTGGACGAGTGCGGGGGATCGACACTCGGGACACTCGTTCTCGTTTCGTTGTCTCATTGGTTAATCACCTCCTTGAATGGATCAAAGTCGTTCAATTCGCGCTGTTCATCGTCGACAGACGCCCGACGGGCGCGCGCCTTGATCACTGTCCGATGGGACAGCGCCCCCTCATCGTTGCCGTCAGTAGCCTCTGATCGGCTCTCGACGGTCGCGCGCTCCCGGTCGTCGTGACCGGCCTCGGCAATGGTCGCCGCCGCTCGCGACCGTGAAACGAGACCGGTCATTGGCTCACCCCAGATAGTTTACACAGGTATGAACCGCTCATACCGGCTAAGAGGCGTTCTGAAGGTGGTATCTCGCGTCCTTTATCCGTAGCGGATTCTTTGTCTCTCATGGCTCCGTGGGACTCCGTTGGTGTTCCCGAGGGGGCCGCACCGAGCGAGGTCTGGGATGGCTATTGGGTGCCAAGCCCAGGGGGAGCCTCGTTTGGGTCTCTCGTTCCCGATCGGGGGGCGCTTCCCCCCGAATCGCTTGCTCGCATAGCCTCGCATAGCCTCGGGATCTCGGTATAGGTGGGTTGGTCACTTATACTTTGTGGTGCATAGTGGTGGATACAACGCTAATACGGGGCAATGTGGGGACAAGGGGATCATTTAAGTTGACCTGGACCCAAGGTACACCTGTGCGAGAACAAACCACAACCGCACGAGTCGACACGGACGGCCGCATATACCTACAGAAGCCCATCCGACGCGAACTGGGCATCATGGACCAAGAGGTCGACGCGGAGGTCACCGTGCGCGTGCGCGACGAGGACGATCGATAGATAGCACAGCCCGCCAACCACACGAGAGACACAAAACCCAACCGAAACACCAACATGACGCTCGCAGAGATCGACCGAACCGTTAGACAGCAGTCGGGAGGTAGCACCGAGAGCGGGACCAACGACAGTAACGGGAGGACCGACAAGACCGACGTTCGATCGATCACCCCGGGACGAGACGCGGGACAACGCTTTGTCGTCGTTCCCGACGGCGTTCTCGAATCGACGATCGAGACCGGGGTCCCCTACCTCGGTATGGTTACCGGGATCAAAGGATACGGCGTATTCGTCGCCTTGAACGCCGGCCACGGAGACATCAGCGGTCTCGTCCACCGTAGCAACTTCCCGTTCGGATACAAGCCATATGAGTTCGAGCAGGGGGATCTGATCGTTGTCTCGGCGGCCGAACAGAGAGACGAGGGGTTCGACCTCCGAGTCGTTCGATCGGTCTACACAGCCGACCCTCACCTCCGCCATATCGGCTCCGGCTCCGGGGACAAGATCGGGACCGTGACCGACGACCGGATCAAAGGACAGCCGTATCCTGTCCTCTCGGACTGGGATCTCAGCGTCCTCGACTACGCCGACTATACCGACGACCTCGGTTGCATCAGCGACCGGTTCGATACTGTCGGCGAGCTACACGCAATGATCGACCGGATCACCGCTCGACCCGAGCACCGAGCCCGCATCGAGCGGGAGATCGAGGACCACAAGATCGCCAACCGAGACTCGCAGTACGTCCTCTCGCGCGTCGTCGCCAATTCGTTCCTCGACGAACGGAGCACTAACGGGTCGGAGATCGATCAGACAGAGGCACCGACACCGGCTCGACGCCCGGAGTCCGACTGATGTATCGACTGGGCCATATAGGCGTTGCCGCACTGATGTATTCCCCGCTCGCGTGGTTCCTTGCCGAGCGCGGCATGATCGGCCTGCTCGTACTGGGGGCTGTTATCATGTTCACAATCGAGCGGGTCCCCGACTTTGATCGGCGCGTCCCGGGTCTCGACCACCGAGGAGTGAGCCATTCGATCGTCGCTATCCTCTCGATCGGCTACCTTGTCGGCGTGGCGTGCTGGCTCTTCGCGAGCGGGATCAACACCGCGACTGGGGTCGGTCTCGACGTCGCTACGATCGGCGGGTACGGGATCATGATGGGTCAGTACGCGATACTCTCCCACCTCGCCGGGGACGTCATAACACCCCAGGGCATCAAACCATTGCTCCCGTTAACCGACTGGCGCATCCGTATCGTACTGACTAAGGCCGAAAACGAAACCGCAAACGCCTTTCTGTACGCGGTCGGCATGATCGCCTTCGCAGTGGCTATGGTCGGCGCGTTCGGAGTCTAAGCCGGTCGGAGTCCCGTTCTATTGCTTCCCACCGACCCCGAGCGCCGATCGGCTTCGGAACGGGCCTGGTAGGTATTGTCTCGCGCAATGAAAAGTCGCCATGAACGCGCCGACCTGGAAAGTCGCCCAAGATCGCCGAGCCACACCGGCTCCCCCCCTAACGCGCGCGTGGGGGCAAAATCGGCCGTACCGTTCGCCCTCCCCCCACCACCCCCGCACAGCACACAGCGACCGCACAGTCCAAGGGAGATTTCCGAGGCCAACTAAAGTAGGGGAGAAAGGCTGAGTCGGCCGATCAGGTTGGTTTGAGGTCGAGCACGGCCGACCGAGGTGTGACCGAGGCCGATCACGAGTAACCCGGTGGCCGATCATGCTCTCAGAGGGGCCGATTGAATAGCCCGCTGAATAGGCGACACACCCTACACACCCTACAGAGGGGTTTGCGCGATAGCGGTCGTTTTCTATCACAGACCTGATTTGTGGCGG